TTTAAAAGCTTTAAGATAGTTTCCAAGTCCACCATCTGAAAGTTTCAAATCTTTCTTAATAATCTTTCTTGCTGAAGTTCCAAACCTGTCTTTGGCAATATCTCCATCTAAAGACATAAAGGCTGCCAAGACCTCTATTTCCTTTGTAGTCAACTTAATTGGTAATAAAGCATTGACTATTTGAAGGTGTGTTTTGTAATATTCTCCTCTAGGGAGTCTGAGGATTTTCCTTAAAACTTTACTTTCCATATTCATTTCAATTCTTAAACAAAGTTAAGATAAAAATTAAGATTAGCAAATTATTTCTTATTTTTGTTTCAATGACAGATCCGGCACTTACACCAATGATATATCCAAGTAGAGAAAAACCACCAAGAGAACTTCCCCCTGCTGTTCCTACAATGAGAGATTTTAATACCTAAAAAATTTTTGGTTCTAAAAAATATTTAATGGGTTTGAGAAGATGTGGTCCTCCCCACAAACAACCCCCTCTAATTTCTGAGAGTACAAATACCCCCACCTCATTTCAAGAAACAAATTCTTGCAGGCAGGGTATAGTTATGGTATCTCTCAGGACAGCTTGAACCTCAGCCACCTCAAGGCTACCGCAAGCTGACAGCACTGTGTCTGTGTCTCACACCACACCTTGCCTACCTGTCCAGCAGCACAGCCACCACAAGCTCTGCCACCTGACAAGACTCTACTAAGTCTTACCATAACAACCCCCATTAATCCTTGACAATAATGTCACATTAACTAACAACTTAAACACTTTAACAATGACAATCACAGAAATCAAAATCAAATTAGGTGTCAGCAACCTGAACCTGAACACATCAAATGATGCACAAGGTAATCCAACAGACTGGATGACTGATTGGGTAGATGCTACAAGAACCAGAATCAGCATCCACAAGGATACTGTAAAGGCTATCAAAGCTAACCCATCCATGAGCAACTTAGGATTGCAAACTGAAGAGAAAGAATCACAAGAATCCGGCAAGCCATACAGCTTCAACAGGATTGTGATGTTCACCGAAGCAGAAACTGTCCTATAGTCACAGCAACCAACAAGAGTCCAGGCCCCACAAGGCTTGGACTCTGTTTTTGTTTTGTCCCAACCTGGTCAGGCAAACAAGAGTTTTGAAAATAAATGGGAAAAAGCTTTTTTATTTGATAATTATGGTGTAACTTTGGGGTGGAGGGTGGGCATGGTGAATAGAATACCTAAGGCAAAACAGCTTTGGAAAGGGGGTGTGGGGGAAAACCTTAGCAGTCCAAAAAAGTCCCAAAAGTGCCATTTTTTCTGCCCTCTTCAATCCCTTTATCTTACTTACTCCGTGACAACCCCCACTAATTCTTGACTGTTGAATATACTGGTTTAATACCTGGTAAATCAGTAGCTCTGATACCTGCTGGAACTCCTCACAGGGGTAGGTATCAATCTGATTGTGGGCATTAACCTAAGGTGAACAACAAGGTTGAAGGTGTAACAGAGCCCAAGGAGTCTGTACTTCCTGGATAGATTGCTTCCGGGACAGGGGTGAGAGAGGATCATTTGGTGTATGTTTATGACTGGCACACTCTCATCTTTTATTTTTATTCCAATCACCTCAATAATAAAGACATGAGAACAAGAATTGTAAGAGTTGTGACAGTAGCACCCACTTTGGTGTTCACAACAAGCCAGAATTAGGCCATCACTCTACTCAGTGGGTAGATTATTGATGATATAACTCATTGATAATCACTCACTTGAGTGTGAGTTAGAAAAGTAGAGGGGTTTTTAACCACTTTTCTCAAATCTCAATTTTCACAAACATTTGTATAATATAGCCTTTTTATTCATCATCCCTTAAATAAATACATCATGAAAAAACTTAAATTAACAATGATTTTGCTGTTCTTAGTAATGGCATCAATCCCGGTATCTACCATGCTATTGCTGGAAGGCAAAGTAAACTATGTGGAAGCACAAAGAATTATGATGAAGGGTGAAGGCTCTGACTCAGACATTGAATTTGCACTTTATGACCAGGGTTTCAATTTGGAATGGCATGAAGATGTCACCAATATTGATTACATTATCTCTCCACTCAGAAAAACATTTAGACATGGAAAATAAAGCATTATCAGAACAGATAAAAAAAGAAGGTACACCTGATGTAATCATTATACAAGATGAAGATGGGCATGTCACTCAGAAAATGATTGACTTAAAAACCACTAATAAGAAAGTACTTGTTGCAGGTAGAAATAAGTTAGATACTTTTTTACAAGCAACTACTGCAGATTTATCATTACAAGCACAAAAAGAGATGGCTTTCATAAAAGAAATGATAGATCAGGATTTAAACAGAATACCTAAATCTGAAAGAAGACCTGCTGTAGCTGTAAGAAATAGTAAGGAAGACCCAAAAATCCAGAGAAATGAACCATGTCCTTGTGGCAGTGGTAAAAAGTACAAACATTGTTGCATCAATAAATAATCAGTTGTAGGACAACAGCTGAAATCTCACCTGAGATAAACTAGTTCTTCATAGTTTTTGGTTAAACTAAAGTGCCTGTAGTCCAGGGCACTTTTTTATTATTCATTCAAATAAATTAAAATAACATGAAAAAATTAATCTTATCCCTGCTGTGTGTCCTTACATTAGGATTAACAGCACAAAATCCTGCAACATACTGTTCAGGTACAACCAAGGCAGGACAGCCTTGTAAAATGAAAGTCACATCACCTGAGAAATATTGCAGGTTTCACAATCCCAATGCAATACACTGTTCCGGAACAAAGAAAGATGGTACACCATGTAAAATGCAGGTAAGCAAACAGGGGGACTATTGTCACTATCATTCACCCATAAAGCAATAGTCATGGTGGAAGGTATAATTGAAAACAAAAGAAAGCCAGCTGATTGGGAAGAATATCCTGAGAGTATCATATCAAATTTTGACCATATCATTCATGAAGAGATTGCTGAAGTTTTAAAGAACAACAATTTCTGGTCTCACTATCCTGGTTGGGGCTTTTCCGGACAGGTGTGGTATCAGGATGAAATGTGGAACTGTGAAATTTGGCAATACCATAACTATGTACACACAATCTGTTCCAGTACCATTGGAGACATGAAAAGACTTGTGTGTGAATTTCATGGTGATGAATAACAATTAAAGCACATCTTACTAAAATGCAGTATAGAAATAGGGAGCTCCTTGTCCTGCTGTATAAACGAAACCTCTGATGAGTAGCTCTCATTACAAAGTATGTGGTAGGTGTGTCTTTATTTTTAACTCTTAAAACAATAGTCATGAAAGGCTACTATACCCAATTAATTTTAGGTAAAGAGTATGATGTTGCAGTAAAACTCCCTTGGTTTTACACTCTTAAAAGTAAATGTAAGTTTATCAGAGTGACTAAAAAAGGGTATAATATGCTGAACATTGAAACTCACAAGTGTATCTTTAAAAGACATTTGTATCCTAACAAAGAAAAGAAATTCTTCATTCTGACAAGTAAAATAAAAATAACATGAAAAAGTTATATCTTCTAACAACAACAGCTCCTACCGGACTTGACTGCTACATAGGATTTGTGGTTTGTGCTACTTCTCCTTTAGAAGCTGAGAAGTTCATTCCTCCTGATGCAGGTGCAGAGTGGGCATCTTGTAATGTAGTCTGTACTTTGATAGGTATTGCTTCCAAAAGACTTAAAAAAGGTGTAGTATTGGACTCTTTCACTGCTGCATAATTCAATCACTTTTTAATTAAAAACAAAATGAAAAACATATCAGACTACAACTGGAAATGGTGGCTATTTATATCTGCCTTTTTATTATTCAGTGCACTGTTTACAGGCACTGTAATCAATGGTAATGGCTGGGCTACTGCTGCAATCATTGCAACCTTCATTAATATGCTGTGCTGCTTATATGTAGGTGGTAAAAGTGGTGAAGAAGAGGATATATCTGATAGTGAGCTTGCAGAAGCTTTCAAACAACATTTAGAAAACAATAAAGACACTCCCGGAATCACTAATCCTTTTAAAACTGTAGATATGTCACCATTAAAAGACATCACACTTACAGGAAAGAAGTACAGCAAAGAAGATGTAGAAAGAATTGTCAGGCTTACAGTTGAGTGGGCTGATGAAAAACGCTGTGAATTAGATAGAATTGCAATGCAACTTTCTGATAGAGATGCAGACAAAGTTTTAGAAAACTACAATGTAGAAGAATGGTTAAAGACCAACTTATAAATAAATAAAAAACTATCTTGTAATCACATTGTTTTTTTAATTGCTGTTTTTTATGAATGGGGAGAAACACCGGTTTCTTCCTGTTTGTATTTTTCTCTACCCCGAAACAACCCCCACTAATTTTTGCCAGACATGTATAGTGTGGTTTTTGCCTGGCTTTTACCGGAGTTAAGATAAGTGTGGAATTTTTAGCATACACCTGATACAGAGAGGCAACAAAGCCACACTCTTGGTGTGGTCTTGCAGCTAATGCAACTTCTGGACCATTATGTACCATCTGTATTGCAGGTATTATTGACTTTGAACTAATGTTAAGATACAATACTTTGGGACTCTCTACATTGGAGAGTCCACTCCCATTGGATTATTCACCTTTAAAATTTAGTATATGGCCACATTTATTATTTTAGTCTTTATGACTTGTCTTGCAATCAACTCTTTTATAATAGCACAGCAAGTGCCATTAAAAGATGATGAAGATGGATATAGTTTTGATGATAATTCCCTGTCCTAAGGGTAAGTTAGTTAGTTAATGTTTTTTGCCGGTAGGATTTCCGTTTTTTGAATTACCATTTTTAGTTATTTTGTTCCTACCGGCATCTTTTGTTTTTTATTTCTTCACCCATAAAAAAGCATGTCCTATGAAAAAAGATGCTTACCTGGTTCATGTAGCCACATTAGTAGCAGCAGGAGCAACAGTATTCTCTTGTTGATTTGAAAGTAAGGTGTTACCATCAACGGATTGGTAGACTATTCTGAAGATTAGGGAAGGATTGCGTCTCCTTCCCCATCTTTGGGATTTATAACTTAGTTCTGGTGTATTGTCAGCAATACAGCATAACTCAGCTATTTGAGTCATTTAAAACAAACAGTTCTTATGAACACTACACCAAGCACAACAGAAACAAACGGAATCGTGAAAAAGGTTTCACACGGTCCGGTAACAATTGACAAATTGTACAAAAGTGACTATCAAAAGAAAGGCACTCAGTCAGTTCAATTGAGACAGTTGGTAACAACTGATGCAACCTATCCATCTGTTCAGCCAAAGACAGGAGGATTATTCTCTACAGAAGAATTTGGTATTGAAGGTCAGGAATTTACATCTACAGAGCAACGCATTGCGTGGGTAGATGTCCCTGAAGATGTTGATGCTGCAGCAGTCCAAGCAAGATTGGATAGCATGCCGCAAAAAGGCATCATGAAAGTATTGTCTAACAGACCTATTTTATCAGCAAACCAAAAGAATGCTGTTGAAAGACAGGTAACTGAGTTGGACACATTTGCAAACAGTCAGGTAGTAAGATACCCTGACACACACCCACAGGCAGGACAGTTAATTCTGGACAAAAGTGGTAAGATCCAGTATCGTGTGAACAGCTTTGAGCCGGTATTGGCTAAAGACACACATGATATGAGAACTCCGGAACCTGAAGACTACTATGCTTCTGAAGCTTTGGCTGAAGAGCTGGAAATGGCAGTAGGTGGCAGTGTAGGAGTGTCCCAGAATCAGGTTATCTAATTCAGGACTGTAAGCAGGAAAGCAAGGCATTTAACTGTCTTGCTTTCTCTTTTTGTTTTAACAATCACAATTAAAATCATTTTATATGGCTCAGAGATATGAAGTACCATTGGCTGAAAGAGCCAGAATAAGAAATTGGACTAAAGCCAGGATTACAGGTTTTCATATTGATACCAGTGTAATGACTGAAAATGAAAAGAGAATAACTGGTAGAATATATGAGCTCCTTCAAGATTTAAAGGTGCATTGGGATGTAAACTCTGAAGAATTAGGTTTTAATGTAAAACCTTATCAGTGCTCTATTTGCCAGAGAAAATCAACAGGTAAATATGAAGATGAACATGGTATGTTCTATTGCCTCAAACACTATAAAGAATTTGTACTAAATAAAACAGAAGAACTATGAAATATATAATGTTTGAACACAAAACAAAGGATAATACCACTATGATACCTGTTATATTTCCCAACACTCTTATTCATAAAGATGTTGCTGAAGCTATTACTGAATTTCATAAAAAGAAATACAATGCAGATATCAAAGCTGTTTCTGCAGGAGAATATAATGCACAGACAGGATTTGCATTTGGCAAGAGTGAGTCTTTGGGACTTAGCTCCGGTAAAGATGATACTCAAATTATAAATATAATTGATTACTTTCCATTTAAAAGAGAATAGATATGCTGACAATACATCAGGAAGAAAAATTAGGTGAATTACTATATCTTATCCTTAATCAGGGAAAAAAGAGAGTAGTACTTCAGGGTTCAGCAGGTGTAGGTAAAACCTATCTTGTTCAGGAACTATTACGCAGACTGAGAAATCAGGGTGCAAGAGGATTGTTTTATGTAACAGCTCCTACAAATAAAGCTTTAGCAGTACTGAAGAAAAAAGTAATGGAAGAAACTTTTATTGTTTTTAAGACAGTACACTCTGCATTATCATTGACAAGACAGATTAATTTTGAAACAGGAGAAGAAACTTTTGTTCCGGGAAGAACCAACATTTTACCATTTGAAGGTGCAGGTCTTTGTATTGTGGATGAAGCAAGTATGCTTTCAAAGGAACTATTAAAGTATTTGGATGAACATCCAGGTATGCCTACTATTTTTATTGGTGATGCAAAGCAGTTACCACCGGTTAAAGAGAGTATATCTCCTATTTTTGCAAGAGATTATCCTATTGTGGAACTTACTGAAATCATCAGACAGGGTGAAGGTAATCCTATTATTGATTTAAGTAGAAATCTTAGTTGGGTAAAAGGTAATAATGAGTGTATTGTTGCTTCTGAAACAGAAGAAAATAAATACATAGGTTTTACCTACTCTTCTGACAAACAAAAAGTAATAGATGCTTTGGCTGCTGTTAATGGTACAGATGATATTAAATATCTGGCTTGGCATAATGCTGATGTAGATAAAATGAACAGACTGGTCAGAACTAAAATTTACGGAGAGCCTGCAAAAATTGAACTTGGTGAAGTTTTAGTTTTATCAAAACCATATTTGGACAGATACACCAATGAAGAAATTGAAGTTAAAAAGCTGGAAATAAAAGAAGAAAGAATGATCTACCCTACTGCTGCTACTCAGTTCCGAAAAGGTTTGATTTCAAGTGGCCCCGGAACTTATGAACAGGTAAACCTTAAAGTTTATGTGGTAAACGGTTACATCAGAGTAATCCATGAAGATTCTGAAACAGAATACAGAAAACTTTCTTCTGAACTGAAAAGTGACTGTAAAAGTAAGAGAAAATCCTGGCCTGCATACTACTGGTTTATTGAGCAACTTGCTCATGTGACATACAATCATGCCATTACAGTGCATAAGAGTTTGGAAACTGGCTCTTATAAAATCTATTTAATTGACTGGAATATCCTAAAGACTTACACACTCCCTGCAACAGTAATGATTGTAGAATAGTAAAAGAGGTAAGTATGTTACAATGGACAATCAGCAGCCAAGATTCCTTAATTAGATGAGGAATAAGGTTCAGAGACTATCCCTATATGGGAGTACATTAAAGTTGAAAGAGACTTTTTTGGAAAAGGTAGAGTTTATTTCTATCACAATTCATAAAAGTTTTGTATTTTTGTGGTCTAAACACATAAGATGAATACAGAACTTGGGTTTATATATTATTTACAAAATCCTATTACAGGAGAGATATTTTATGTAGGGTCAACTGCATCATCTCTCAATAACAGATTAAGAACTCATTATCAACATTTGAGAGAATTTGAGAGGGGATTGAGAAAATCTAATAAAAGATATGAATACTTACTTACTTTAAGACCAGAGAAAGCTACAATACATCTTTTAGAGGTTGTAACAAACAGTAGTCTGGAAGAAAGAGAGGTATATTATATTCAATTTTTTAGAAAACTCAATTCTAACCTAACAAATATGACAGATGGAGGTAAAGGAAAGCATACTTCAAAGTATTATACAGAAAAACAATTAGAAGAACAATCAGCTAAGATTTCAAAATCAAACAAAGGTAGAAAAAAACCCAAAGGATTTGCAGAGAATTTATCTGAAAGTAGAAGGGGATTAAATAATCCTGCTGTTAAAGGGTTATCTAATTGGATAGTATGTTTTAAGTATGAACAACCAATAAGACTGTTTAAGTATGGGTTTGAAGTAAATAATTTTATAAATAGTAAACATGCTTATGGTAATGTGTATTCCGTCTTAAAAGATAAGAAGAATTACAATCCTTATGGATACCATTGGCAATATTACAATGAATGTGAAAAGAATATTCAAGATATAGTCCAATCTAATTATGAAAGTAATTAGCTAACCCATGCAGGGTTCAACTTACAAAAAAGCTATCATCAATGTGAAAGATATCAATCAGAATTTCAAATCAGATGAAAGAACAAAACTGTTTTACACTGCTGTAACAAGAGCTAGTGATTTAGTCATTTTATATAACAATTAAAACTTTTCTATGATAGCATTTAAAATGGTAATATTTGGTGAAGTAGTTCATAAAGATGATACTACCACACTGACAGGAGTAAAGTTCAATTTATTTGCACCTATTCCGGTAAAGCAAGAGCACTATCTTGATTTGAAAACAGGTAAGTGGACATTACCTGGTATAGACATGAGTACAGCTATGTTGACAGCTACTATTGTAGGTATGCTTGATGTAGGAAGACAAATTGGTATGACTACTTCAGAACAAGCAGATTTGCTTGTAAAAATTATCCACAACTTAGAAGATGGTTTTGGTGATACTGCAGAAGCAGTACCAATTGATTGGCCTGATGGAAAATAAAAAGAGGGAAACCTCTTAGCTGTGCAGTAGCTGCCATTATCGGAAGGCTAGCCTAAGTTTATTCCAGACCTGAGTGTGTAGGTTCAAAAGCTCTGCGGATTTCCCTGCATTTGCCTGTCAATTTGTGATTGGGAATGTACTACTTCCAATGCTTAAAAAGTAAGACAACGAGAGGGATGACAAAGCTAAACACAGCTTTTATATTTTACAGATAAAAATGCTATCTTTGTGATAGCAACAGGGGGTGACAGAATTTGACAGCAGTGGAGTTACAAAAGATTAGCCAGGAGAGTTACCTGTAAAAACTAAAACAACAAATTTAATTGACAACAACAACAAATCAGCTCTTTACATCTCTTCCAGAAGAGACAGTATTGATACTGCCCTTGCAGCTATTGAAGAAGAAGTGAATGCTTCTGAACTTATGGCAGCCTAATTGTCACTATACGTTGCCTGTTATAAAACAGGATGGTGTGAGCATAACAGGGAACTGTTAGCCCTACTTTGGGACAAGTATAAATGTCATCCTAAGCTATAAATAAATCTTTTGATAATGAGATTGTCTGGACAGGGGTTTAATTCCCCTCACCTCCAACTCCACAGCAAAACATTGCAACTCCACAGAATTTTCTGTATATTGCAGTATGAAAACTACTACAATTATTTGTGCAAACTGTGGCTCTGCTTTTGACCGGGAAGTCAGAGAAATAAAAAGGTCACAGAAAATTGGGAGAAAAAATTATTGTTCTCGCACATGTTCTGGAAAGAAAAATCATACTCACCTTGATCCATACAAAGGTCAAGGTGAGATATGGAAACACTCTGGTAAAAAAGATGAGTTTACAGGATTAAGGATACATATAAGCAAAGCAAAAAGAAGAGAAAAAAGGATTGATATATCTGTAAAAGACTTGTTTGACATTTGGAATCTTCAAAAAGGTATTTGTGTATATTCAAAAGTAGCACTGTTACACCCCGTTTCAAAAGGAAAAAACAACCCTGTTTATACTGCTTCTTTAGATAGAATAGATTCTTCTATTGGTTATATAAAAAATAATGTACAATTTGTCAGTATAGCTGTTAATTACATGAAAAATACCATGACAGATTCTGAAGTCAAAAATTTTATCAATATTTTAAAACAACAAAAATAATAAAGGTAAAGGGACATGCAACCCTGGCAGTCAGAAGTTTCTTATTCTTCTTCTGGCTGCTTTTTTTTAAACTTATAAACTAAAATACCACATGAACACATTCTTTGTAAAAGACTCTGTATACACAGCAGTTATTATGCCTACAGATGAAGTAGAAGCTGCAGTGCTTAAAGCTATTGCTAAAAATCATCAGTCAGAGGGAGTAATTCTTACTACTCAAAACACTTATATTTTAGATAAGGAAATTCTTGCCGGTTCACTGTTGATTAAAGAAGTTTCTGTTCCAAAAAAAGTAGAAATGATAAGTCCAATAGAACCTGCAAGTACTACAATATCTTAGACAAACAGGTTGGCCCATAGAATTGGTAAGCCATTAAATTGATACCAGTTTGGCAAATGCCTTTAGTGGATATAGTGAGAGGAGGTATTGCACCTTCATTAAATCACCTGAGTAAAACCATAGTAGAAAAATCACCTGGTTTACCAGTAGGGAGAGAATACCCAAACTATGAATAAGCCTTATAAACAAAGCCTGTTTATTTTTTATTTGATATGGTGGGGATAAGTACTCAGTAAAGATGCCCTAAGATAAAACCGCAGGGTAACAGTTTAGCCCAGTCTCTTTATTCATACAGGAGGTGTGAGCTATCAGGAACCGGGTCTGAAGAAATTCCCTGCCATCAAAATATATCATCTTAAATGCGTAAAAGGTTGAAGAGTAATTTCTACATGTAAAATTTCATGTGTTGACATTGTTAACACCTCTGACAGAGTTAGTTTGGTAATGGCTCTGCGTGGGAACCACCAAAGGCCTCTTAAAAAGATGATACCCTGCATCAACAGTGATGTTGGTGTGGGGGCAAAAACCATACAGGATAATACATAAACTGTATGCAGTTGATAGAGATAAAATCTTAGTCAGAGAAATTAGGGAATATGACAAGGGGTGAAACTTAAATTACCTATGACTATTTCATCAACGAGGTTATCACAGTCCTTGAATTGTAAATAAACACTTTGCAAACCTATTTTGATTTGGAGTCCAAATGTTAAGACCTAACTATGCGAACTTCATGGATGTTGGAAGATATTTTATATACAATTCTAAAATTCATATAGTAATATATGATGTGTTGTTCCAAATTGAGATATGGAATAGGTTTCAAGAGGCTTGGACTATCCTGCCTACAACACAAATGAGTTCTCAGCAAAGTATTCATTCTAAAGAAACAGATATAGCAACAAAATGTATGAATACCTGACCCTACTCTTTACAAATACCAAGTGCTTGCACAGGTTCGGGAAGAAAGAGGGTGCTAAACATTTACAAAAAAATAAAGCAAGACATGATTTTTAGTGGCTTCACTTAGAAGATACAGGTTAGTGGAAAAACTTGTACCAGAAATCCTCCAGAAGCTGAAGTAAACTTTTATTTAGGCTTGTAGAAAAGCTTATGGAAGTGTAGGTAACATCTTTGAAACATCAATACTGGGTGTTGACAATCAAAGCTGAGGTGCTAATCCACTGCATAAGGCAGTTAGAATCAGACTTTGTTTTACACTTTATCCTTTCCTCTTTTCGGGGAAAGGCTCTAAGGTGATTTTATTAACAACAAAAACTTAAACATTAGGTGAACAGTCAGGGTGGCAATCCGAAAAGCATAATCACAGAAAATACTGAAGAAATTTTAAAACAAAAACACATTATGAAAGAGCAACTAGTAAAGATATCAGAAACTATCTACTTAATATTTTTACCTGCAGATGTACATAACTTTAATGTGCAAGCAGAGCATTTGATTTACAGAGAAGAAAAACTTAAACTTTGGAAATATTTTAAAATTGGTTTTGACTTTAAAATACACGGTACATGCACACTGCCAATGTTTGACTTTGATTTTGAAGTTGATGAAAGCTGGGTGGAGAAGAAAAAGTTTAATAAAGGAGTTTTTATTGAAGATACATATCTGTACAGAGATTATTTATCAAGTAATGAAAATATGTGTTTTGTTGGATTGCCTGAATATGAATGTAGGGTAAAATCATTTAAAAGTAAAATCCAAAAGGCAATACAAGATGAAGGAATGTTTGTTGTGAATCCTTATGGTGAAAAAAGACCAATAAACACTAAAAACTGTAATATTTTTTGTGGTAAAGAAATGAAATATTGTCAATGCAGTGCGCAATTAAATCTTATAGAAATATGGCAGTCAGCCGAATCCAAAACAGTAAAAGGTAAAATATTAATCATTGAAAAACTTTAAATTGCAAACTATGAAATATTGTGTAATTGATGTAGAGTCTGATGGGCTCTTAGAAGATGCTACTGTTATACACTGCCTTGTATGGTATGATGATGAAGGTAAGAGAGGAGTGCTCAGTCACTATGATGATATGATTACTTTTTTTTCTGCTTTACCTTCTGATTGTGCAATAGTTGGACATAATATTATCAGGTATGATATTCCTTTGTGTGAAAAAATACTTCAGATAAAAATCACTAATGTACTTTGGGATACCTTAGGTATTAGTTGGTATTTGTATCCGGAAAGACTGAAGCATGGATTAGAGAGCTACGGAGAAGAGTTTGGTATCCCTAAAATAGAAGTAAAAGACTGGAAACATTCTTCTTTACAATTGTATGTAGAAAGATGTATCAGAGATGTGGAAATTAACTTTAAACTTTGGTTACAGGAGCTGGCATATTTACAGCAAATCTATCTGCCTGGTAATGAAATCAGACTGCTTAATTATTTGTCTTTTAAATTGGATTGTGCCAGAGAACAGGAGGAAGTGAAGTGGAAAGTAGATACCCAAAAATGTCAGCTTGTTTTTAGAATGCTTACAGCAGAAAGACAAAAAAGAGTAGATCAGCTCAGTGCAGCCATGCCTGAAAACATAACTTACAAAGACATCAAAAAACCTGCAAAAATGACAAAAGCAGATGGGACTCCTTCTGCAGCTGCATTGAAATGGAATAGTTTACTTGAAGAATTAGAAGTTCCGGAACCTGAAAATGGTATATTAACTGTGGAAGAAAAATCTGAACCAGGTAATCCATCTTCTCAGACTCAACTGAAAGACTGGTTATATGGTTTAGGTTGGAAACCTGCTACTTTTATTCTAAGGAAAGCTAAAGACAACAATATAAAAAATGTGCCTCAAATCAGTACTGCAGATGGCTTGTGTAAAAGTGTAAAATTACTAGCTGAAATAGAACCTGCAATTTATGCACTGGAAGGATTGTTTATTATCAATCACCGGTTAGGTATTTTGAAAGGTTTTATGGAAAATGCAGATAAAGATGGTTTTGTAAAAGCGGAAATAAAAGGTTTTACAAATACTCTCAGATTTCAGCACACTGTAGTAGTAAATTTACCTTCAATACACAAACCCTATGGCAAAGAAATCAGAGGATGTCTGATAGCTCCTGATGATGACCATATCCTTTGTGGCAGTGATATGACATCCCTTGAAGATAGCACTAAGCAGCACTACATGTTTAAGTATGACCCTGAGTATGTAAAAGAAATGAGAAGTCCTGATTTTGATCCCCATGTTGATATTGGAGTATTAGCAAATATGATGACACAAGAAGAGTCTTATTTTTACAGGTGGATGGATGGTAAACCTATTCCGGAAAATCTTATTGCCCAGAAGTATCTGGATATGACACAGGAAGAGAGGAAAGCTGAAGTGAAAAAACTTTCTAAACAAAGAAAAGATTCCAAGCAAGTTAACTTTTCAGCTGTATATGGAGCAGGGCCCCCTAAAATAAGTCTTACAACAGGAATGCCTTTATTACAGGCACAAATTTTACATAAGATTTATTGGAAAAGAAACTGGGCTGTAAAAAAGATAGCTAAGTCTTGTGCAGTAAAAACCATAGATGGACAAATGTGGCTTTTTAATCCTGTAAGCCGGTTCTGGTATTCACTAAGATTTGATAAAGATAGATTTTCAACTCTTAATCAGGGTACAGGAGTGTTTTGTTTTGATACTCAAGTGAGGAATATAAGACAAAAGAGCTACAAAATTTGTGGACAGTTTCATGATGAAGTAATCTTTCCTTTGCATAAGGATAAACAGGAACAAGTAAAAGAAGATTTACAGCAATGCATTATAAAAACAAATGAAATTTTAAAACTAAATATTACTTTAGGTATAAGCCTTGATTTTGGCAAAAGCTACAGTGATATTCACTAAAAAAATAAAAATGAGCATAGAAGAACTAATTAAACCCGGACTATTATCAGTACAAAGTAAATCTGATGAAATAGATGCGGTACTTTCAGAAATGGAAGATATTCCTGATGAAGTTGCCAATGCTATCAAAACAGCTGTACAAAAAGAAGCTTATGCAGATTGGGTGAAGTGGGGTAATTGCTGGGGACTTATTGCAGCTGCAACAGGAGCTGGTAAATCAAAGATTGCCATTGATGCTGCTCAAGATGTAGTTTCAGCTAAAAAGACAGCCAAAATCCTGGTCTGTGTGCCTACAGAGAAGCTCAGAGATGAGAATTGGGAAGATGAGTTCCGGAAATGGGGACTTATCAGGCTTTATAATAAGAATGTAGAAAGAACTTGCCATGTTAGCATGAGTAAGATTGTGGGACAGGAGTTTGATTTGGTTATTTTTGATGAAGCTCACAACATTACAGAGTCTAATTCTTCTTTTTTCAGGCAAAACAAAATAGAAAAGTGTATAGCTTTAAGTGCCACTCCCCCATCAGATTCTACTAAAAAGTTCTTATTAGGAGAAGCTAATTTGAAAACAGTGTATACTCTATCTTTAGATACTGCAGTAAAACTGAGAATGGTAGCTCCTTATGAGATAACTGTAGTAGAAACAAGACTGGAGAGTACAAAGAAAACTGTACCAGGTGGCAGTAAAGATAAACCTTTCCTTAATACAGAAAAGAATCATTATGAATATCTGACCAAAACTATCAATTCTCTGATGTTTAACAGCAATAGGACTGCACAACAAAATGCAGCTTTAAAGTTTAAGACTATTAACAGAATGCATTTTATCTATAACTTGGAAAGTAAGTTGGAAGTTGCAAAGCAAGTGATAGCAAGATTACCACAGGATGAAAGAACATTGATTTTTTGTGCTAACATAGAACAAGCTGAAAAGCTAAGTCCACATGTTTTCCACTCAAAGTCTTCTGATGAAGATTTAAACAGATTTAAAAAAGGTCAGATACATGAGCTGGCCTGTGTAAAAAGTCTCAATGAAGGGCATAACATCCCTATAAAAGTTGACAATGCTATTATTGTACAGCTTAACAGTAATGACAGGAATCTGATACAGAGAATTGGCAGAATACTCAGATACAAAAAAGGTCATGTAGCTAAAGTGATTATCATTCTTTGCATTGACACAGTAGATGAAAATTGGTACATTAAAGCTACAGCTGGACTAGATAGTTCTAAAATTACCAGAATCCGGTTTAGAAAAGAAGAAGAATTAGTAATCTAAAAACAACAGTACAAGATGATAAACGAGAAAATCAAAGACAAGCTCAGAGAGTTTAATGTCAATGAAGATGAAGGGTTGCTTTATCTTTTAGGTGTATTTTATAACCTGAAAACTTCAGGTATTATTCCTGAAGAAACTATCAAGCAGGTAAACTTTTCAAAGATTGTAACCAGAGATTATGAAGGAGAGGTTCCTTCTGTTATGTGGAACATCCCTTTATTTGAAGGACAAACTTATGATAGTAATTGGCAATGGGTGTTGGAGTGGAGAATGCTTTTTATGGAAATCAGAGGAGATGCCGGTGGAGATAAGAAAGGTTGTATTGATAAAATGAAAAAGTTTTTTTCTCAACATCCTGAAGTTAGAAAAGATGAAGTGTTTGATGCTGCTAACATGTATTTGGATGAGTTCCGGTATGGTAAAAAAAGAGAGACTAAGTTTCTTCAGCAGGCAGACTATTTTATTTCTAAAATCAATAAAGAAGATGGTTCAAACATTAAAAGAAGCCGGCTTGAACAGTATCTGGAATTGGTTCAAAACAAAAAGAAGTCTGACCAGGTAACAGAGGTCAGCAGACACATGGGAGGAATGATGTCATGAATTTTGTAGCAGCTTTTAAAGATGGGCAATTGGGTAAAAATAAAGGCCCATCTACAGGCATAAAAGATCTGGATCTTGCTATGTTGGGCATACCCAGAAAAAGTATGATTGGAGTGGCAGCAGGACCAAAGGTAGGTAAAAGTACTTTTGTTGATTTTGCTTTTGTGCTTTCTCCTTATTTGCTTACTCCACCTGAAATAGAAATTGAATGGACATATTTTTCTTATGAAATGGATAGAATTAGCAAAGAATTTAAGTTTGCAGCTTATTTTTTTCTGTATGATTATGGCATTGAAAGCTTTACTTATACCAATGGAAAAAAATATGAAATCAGTGCTAATTATCTTATGGGAAAACTGCTGGATGAAGTGACTTTAGAGCAAATAAAAGTATCCACAGAGCATGAAAATATGCTTAAAAATATCTATCTTAGAAGGATAATTCCACTCTTTGGAGAGTACAATGAAAATGGTGTTCAAATCAAAAAAGGCAAAATAGATTTTATAGAACAAAGAGAGAATCCTACCGGTATCAGAAACTATCTTATTAACTATGCAAAAGCTAATGGAAAGTTTATTTATCAGGATTATGAAACTACAGATGCTAAAGGTCAAAAGGTAAAGAAACAGAGGGTAATAGGCTATAAAGCAGATAACTCTGAAAAGTACCGCATTATTATTTTAGACACATTAAGAAAAGTACCTCCGGAAAGAGGTTTTAATAAAAAAGAAACAGTGGATAAGGTTTTAGAGTATCAGGAAGAACTTAGAAATCTCTGTCATTTTACATTCATTAACATCATACATCTTAACAGAAGTATGTCTGATATAGACAGGCTTAAATACATGAAAGACTGCTTATATCCTACAGGAGATGATATAAAAGATACAGGAAATTTAAGTGAAGCTTGTAACTATTTGTTCACCATGTTTAATGCTAATGATGACAAGTACAATCTTGACAAACATTTTGGTATGAAGTTGACAGGCAACAATAAAGAAGTGCTGTACCCCAACTACAGAAGTCTTCATTTAGTAGAAAGCAGAGAAACTTTTTGTCCAAGGCACATCAGATTAAACATGAGTGGTAACAATAACAACTTTACTAAACTGATTGAAAGAACTTAATTTATCACTTGTCAAAAACACAGCTAAAAAACATGGCAAAAATCTTGATTTTGGCTCCTTCAGGTTTCGGTAAAAGTACCGGAATAGGGCCAAGTGCAGAATTGGGTATTGAAGGGTTAGATCCCAAAGAATCTTACATTATTTCAGTGACTTCTAAAGCTTTACCATTTCGTGGTAGTGAAAAGCTTTTTCCCTCTGCAAAGAGTAAAGGAGTTCCTGTTAAAATTGAAGATTTAAGGGGTACAAGCCGCTTTATCTCCAATGATGCCAAAAGAATAGCAGAAGTACTCGCACTGCTAAAAACAAATCCGAGAATTAAAACTATTGTCATTGATGACACTAACTACATTATGCAGGATTATTACATGGATAATGCATTGAAGACAGGTTGGGATGCTCCTAAGAAAGTGGGGTATGATATGGGTGTTATTTTCAAAGCTTTAGAAGGTTTGGAAGACAGAAATATCATTGTCATGGGACACTATCAGATGAAGCCTTTGGCAGCAGATGAATCCAGAGTAGAGTATACTTTAAAAACTACAGGTAAAATGGTAGATGAGTATTTAACTCCCGGTGGTAAATTTGACATCTGCCTGATAGGAAAAACTGGCATGGAAACCGGTGAAAACAACATTAAAAAAGTAGTAAAATTTTATGTAACTAATGATGATGGAGAAACAGCAGGAGCAAAATCAGCTCCGGGTATGTTCCCCCCTACTATAATCAATGACCTTGGTTTAGTTGTCAAAAAAGTTAATGAATACTATGCAGGAGAAGCTCCTGTGGTGCAATCAGATGTTGCTTCAGAGCAGGTTACTCCTGTTACTCCTGTAATTTTATCAGAAGAACCCGGACCATTAGCTTAGGCTTTTGTAATAGAATCTAAAAATCTTTTTATTTTTAACTCAAAAATCTTTAAAAAATGTCAGGACAGACAACAACAAATGCAACAGAAGTTGCAGTACCAGAAAAGAAAGCTATCACTGTGAGCCAGGTGCAGCAAGATCTAAAAGATGGCTTAGACAGAAAAGCTATTGGAGCAAAGTACAGCTTGAAACCTTTTGAGGTTGCAAAAATGTTTCAACATCCTAAATTGAAAAACAAAAAAGTTATCAGACCAAAAGAGCTTTCTTTTGATTTGGTAGATGATGTGGAGTCTGCTTCTGCAGATGCACATGAAGGTGGACCTTTAGCTGAAGCAGTAGTTGAACCAATTTCTGAATCAACACCAGAAAATAATGAGCCGCAAGTTTCTGCCACAAACGGAGCTTTTAACTAGGCCATTGAACTAAACAATTATTAACAACAAACAAAGAAAAGTATCAATTATGAATAACTACGGTTATCAGGATGATGAAGTTAAAAGTGCACCTTTTGGCTTTGGACTGAATGCAGGTGCAGCTAAACTAAAGAAGTTTGAATACATCACCAATGGTGGTGCAGGTGGAACTGAAGGAGAGGCAGTGGATATTGTCTTTGATGTGAATGGCAGAGATGTAAGTTGCAGAAAGTTTCCGGTGAAAAAAGTGTACAACAAAGAAGGTGTAGAATTTACATCTGAAAGCACTGAAGAAGCTAAGAAATTATTTAGAGCAGCTTATGATGAGTTCAATGCCTGGATGGTAGCTTTGTTGAAGTGTTATGTTCCGGCAGAAACCATTCAAAGAGCTTTAGCAACTCCTATCAACAGTTTTAAAGACTATATTGGAGTACTAAGAGCTTTGTTTCCACAAAACACAAGCCAAATTTCTTTAGATATTTTTATGGAATATCAATGGCAAATTTCAGGAGAAAACAACAGAACTTTTTTACAAGTTCCCAACAAAACTAAACAAGGTAAATTCATCTGTGCTGCAGTTCCTGCTGTAGGTGGAAGTTGGAAATCTGTTGTAGTAGCTGACCCTGATGACAAAGAAAGAAGAGCTTTGAAGTATGTGGATGGTGCTGGAAATGAACATCCTTTCACCAGAACAGGCTGGTACATGAACAGCAAGTATGCTAACATGCAGGAAGAAGGCAAAGAAGAAGAGGCTCAAACAGAGATGCCTGCCAATGCTATGGGAACTTCTGCTGATGCAGGTCCTACTGATCCAGGTGCAGTTTGGTAACAACAACTTTTATTTTATTTTCAATAGAAAAGCCTTGCTTATGTAAGGCTTTTCTTTAATTTTTCCTCATGTACGGATACAATGAAGAAGGTTTTCTCACCAAAGAGCAGATATTAACTTATTTTGACCAGGCTAAAGTAGTTGAAAAACTTATTACAGGTCATCCTATAGTTCCTTATGAAAGGGTTTTTTCCCGGTTCAGAATTGATACCACACCTAATTGTTACTTTGAATGGTATAATGGAAAGCTGTGGTTTATTGATTTTGCAGATAAACCTACTCACAGGGATATTTTCAATATGATACAAGATGCTTATAAAGCAACTTATACAGAAGCTATTGAAATAATAGGAAGACATTTTTCTATGAAAGATTTTCCAACTCCTCAACACACTGTTACAAAAGAGTCATCTGAAATACAATTTAAATCCAGAGATTTTCAACTTAGAGATAAAGATTTTTGGTTTCCCTATGGGATTACCAGAACACAACTCATAGAAGATAGAGTTATTCCATTAATATGGTATAAGTTTTATTCTTCAAAATCTGAAAGATGGATTGTTATCAGACCTGAAGATGTGGGGTATGTTTACACTGAATTTGAAGATAACAAAGTAAAAGTGTACAGACCTTATGCTAATAAAAAAGCTAAGTGGTTATCTAATTGTACTGTAAAAAGTATAGGAGGGATAAAATCTGTCTCTTTCTTTGACAGATTATTGTTGATTACAAAATCTTACAAAGATTGGAGAGTACTTAAAAATGCAGGTGTAGAACAGTGTGTCTGGTTTCCTAATGAAGGGATGACACCCCCTGATGAAATGCTTGTAGAACTTTGTACAGGGTATGAAACAATACTTATTCTCTTTGACAATGATGAAACAGGTTTAAGAGCTTCAGAAGAGCTTGCAGATTACATCAATGAGTTGTTACAAGAAGATAAGGTACATCCTATTTACATTCCGGTACTTACAGGTTGTAAAGATCCTGCAGAGCTCAGAAAAAAAGATGAAACAAAATTAATTCAATTTTTAAAAGACAACCAATGCGTATCCCGGTAAACATACATGCTTCATGGCAACATCAGCTGACACCCCTCTTTAATCTCCCAAGCATGGTAGAACTCAATACTCAGATACTTCCCAAGTGTCAGTTTTATCCACAGCCTCAGAATATTTTTAATGTGTTCAGAATGCCACTCAATGAAGTTAAAGTAGTGATACTAGGACAAGACCCTTATCCGAGAGCAGGGCAAGCAGTAGGCTATTCTTTTGCAGTGGACAAAACAGTTTCTATTCCTAAATCTCTTAAAATAATTCAACAGGAGTTATTGAAAGAGTATGGAGAATGTAATGAATTGCAAATTGCAATGCAGGACAGAAACTGGAGAACACTACATCACTGGAGACAGCAGGGAGTGTTTTTATTAAACACATCTTTGACAGTGGAAAAAGACAGGCCAGGGAGTCACATAAGACAGTGGAAACCTTTTACCAATGAAGTCATTAAGTTACTGGCAATACAGCAGCCTGTGTGGATGCTGTGGGGGTCCTATGCACACGAATATGAACAGTTGATAAAAAACTACACTCCAACTACATCAGAAGCACAAATTCTGAAGTCAGCACACCCAGCTTCAGAATCTTACCCCGGTAATACAGGGGGTTTTTATGGGTGCAAACACTTTTGGCAGGCAAACAATATCCTGCAATTTCAAGGAAAAAATATTATTAATTGGTAAAACAAAAAAAATGTCAGACGAAATAATTGTAAAAGGTATGAGAAAAGTAACCGCTTTCTCTTCAGGACAAAACAGCAGAAAATTTGTAGTTGAGTCTAAAGCTGAAACATGGGGGGAACTAATGAAAGACTTTGATGCTGCAGGTGTAGTATACAAAAACATGTCTGTGGTTGAAAGAGCTACCAGAAACAATCTGGTTGTCCCTGATGCCATTCTTCCCAAAGGAGATTTCTTAGTTTACCTGTTACCGGAAAAGACTGACTCAGGATTGGATGTCTCAATATGGGCATACAAAGACCTGAGAGGCTACATTCAGGCTGCTATCTCACAGAGTGGTGATTCTGCAAAAGCTCACTTCAATGAGGGCAAGAACTACACCATGAAAAGCACACTTGAAATGATTGCTTTAATTGGCTCTTATACAGGTACAGTGGTGTATACACCAGGACAACCTGTAGTAGCAAAGCCGGAGAAAGTAAAAAAAGAAAAAGCTGAAAAATCCAAAGAAATTGGTTCAGGTGGAAAGCTAATAGGTGATGTGGTACAATCAGTGGCACAATCCAAAAGCACTGCAATGGATGATATCCGAGATAAAGCTGCACAAGCTACTATTCATACAGAAGGACAACCTTTAATTTCTGACTTGGAAAAAGTAAATCAGGCAGAAACTCTTTTAAACAGTATTGATAAATCTGATGGAGACATCTTAGATGGTATCTCAGATGCTGTTGAAGCTATTCAAAGTATCAGACAGGTTTTGAATAAAAATGCCCCTCAGCAGCTTACACCTGGACCGGCACCAAAAACAGAGGAACAGTTGCAGAGAGAAGAAGAAGAGAGAATGGACAGAGAATTGCAGGAAGAGGCAGCAGCTATCAGCAGCTCCTTAAAGAGCAGACAGCAGGACAGAAGCCGATATTAAATTTCATGTTTTTATTATTTTTGGACAGTGCATCTTTTAGGTGCACTGTTTTTCATTTTTAAACCAATTATCATGACAGGACAAGGATTATTACAGTACAACATAGACCTCAATATGCAGGGAGTTGCAACAGATCCTGATTGGATTGCAATAAAAGTGCAGGAAGGGGTACTCTATGAACAGTGGGAGAAAATGCTCTCAGAAGTTAAAGAGTGTTTAGAAGCATGTTTTGGAGATGATTGTGACTTACATATTAAAATTTTAGAAGAAAAAAGTAGAACTGTCACAAAATACAACTGGATAAATTACCCTTACCAGGAAACAACTTCTGTGTGGGATGTAGTGTTTTGTCCTATCTTACACTTTAAAGAGTTTACTATTACTAATACTGCAAAACACACACATATTATAAGGGATTTATATGTTAGCATAGACATCACTTTTGATTTTGTAACTAAAAAGTTTAAACTGGAAAACATATCTGGAACCAGAATGACAGCAACACCTGAGGAAATCAGTTCCGGATATCTTCAAAGCCACTTAAGAGGGTCTTATTTAATTGACGATTTTAATTCTTTTCCATATAGTCATTCTAATGATAAGTGTATTTGGAAAAGTTTTTGTCTTGGTAATGGAGAGATACTCGACTTACTTGTAGAACTACAAAATAATTTTGATTGTGATATCTTTCAATTATTATTGTTTCACATTCAAACTATGGTAAAATGGGAGTCTACAGAAGGTAAACCTTTTATAGCAATGAATAGAGTGGCAGCAAGACATAGCTTAATTTCTGTAGATTACAATACTTGTGTAAGGTATTATGAAAACATGTTAAAACCTGCTATGCAAGCTTGGGAACCTAAAAAAGAAGTTAAGATAGTTTATGACGAAACTTCAGGCTCTTTTCTTATAGCAGATGATAATCAATTAGAAGAGTTTGTGAAATTTTCCAATAATATTTCAGATTACAACAACATTTGCAATGTAACAGGGAGTGTTGCTTGTGTTAAAGATTCTTCTAATAATACCTGCTCTTTTTCTACATCTACTTCATCAAGAAGTGTAAGAGTTACAACTGATCATTTAAACAATAAACTTGTGTTTAGAAAACAACTAGTTCCTTTTGTTATTCACAGACAAGATTCAAACACAGAAAACTTACAATTTTTCCTACACCCACAAATAAAAAATTATGTCAAATCTAAATTACAACAAGACCTTACCGAAAAAATCTCTAGATACAGTGCAATTGAAGCCTGTTATTGAAGTTAAAATGCCGGAAAGTTTTAAAGACAAAGTTAAGTATCTTTGTAAATCCATTCCTAAAGAAGAATGGTCAGGTATTTTGTTATATGAACCTATTGGTACTATAGCAGATATAGAAAACTTTCACATTGTTTTAAGAGATATTATCCCTTTAGATAAGGGTACACAAGCTTTTACTTCTTATAACAATTTTGAAGAATTGCTAAAGTATTTTGATGAGGTAATAGATACTCAGCCTACTTTAGAAGAAGATTATCAGAATGGAAAAGTTTTAATCGGACACATCCATTCTCATAATACAATGGCTGTATTTTTCTCTGGAACAGATAGCCAGGAATTGGCAGACAATTGTGAAAATCATTTTTACTATTTATCTCTTATAGTAAACAATTTTATGGACTTTTGTTGTAAAATTGCCATTTATGCTACAGTAGATTTTAGTGCAGATGTTCTTTACACTGCAAAAAATGAATTGGGAAATCCTTATGATTTAAATACTACTACCATTACCTATAAAAAGGAAAAAATGCTTTTGTATGATTGCAAAATTACTACAGAAAAAGAAGACATTATTGTTCCTGAAACATTTATGGGTAGAGTCAAAGGTATCATACAAAAAGCTGCTGAAACTCTGACTGCTAAAAAGAAAGAAAGTGATGTTAAAAATAACCCATTTAAATCCCCCACTTCTCGTACTTATCCTACTCATCCCACTTATCCTACTTATCCTGCTTTACATGGAAGGGGTGGCTTGGGTGCAGAAGATTATGATGATGATCCATCCTGGCCAAATTCTTCTGCTGTATATGGAGGACAGAAAAGCACAGGTTTTACGGCAACAAATATTTTTGCAAGTTTAAATGATGAACACCCTACCAAATCTCATAGCAAAAGTGAAATAGGTTTTCTTATGCTGTTACTTAGATTTGGTACTTTTGTTAAAGGGGACACTTTATACCAGGCTTTTGAAGATATAGAAACATCAGAGTGGAAAAGTATGCAAATCGGCAAAAGTATTGTAGAAAATTACAATGCTATATATGATAAATACTACTCCGGAGAACAACATGATATGGACAGTTTCTTAGATACTTTATCTGAAGTTATTGTTCTTATGGAAGAGCATGAAATCAAGTTCAGATTTTTATCTTCTGTTATTCCCTACATGAAATCTTTTGAGGTTAACATGAAAAAAGCAGTAGAAAAAGAGTCACAATTTATAGTACCTATTGTGCATCAATCTGACAATAAGTTTTTATCAAAAAAAGAGAGAAAAAGAATTGAAAACAAGAAAAAATACAACTAATGGAAGAACAAATTGATAAAACACCGGAACACTTTGGGAGATTTAAAGGGGCTCCCTGGTTTGAAGTAAAAACAAGAAGTGCATTAGTTGGAGGAGCAGGAGGAATAGGCAGTTGGTTGACTTTATTTTTGTCAAGAGCTAATTTTGAGTGCCTGGTATTTGACATGGATACTGTAGAAACTCATAATACAGGTGGACAACTGTATGGTGGTACACACATAGGAGAAGCTAAAGTGCATGCTCTTAATAGTGTGGTACAGTTTCTTGCACAAATACCAGTAATGCCTTTTCACAATCCTTACAATGAAAAATCTATGGCACATTACTACTCTTTTTCTTGCTTTGATAATATGGAAGCCAGAAAACTGATGTTCACTAAATGGAAAGAAAAAATTCCTTATTGGACAGCTCAGGGAATCAATCCAATTTTTATTGATGGCAGACTGAGAGCTGAACAGATGCAGATTTTTTGTGTAAAAACTGATAATGTGGAGCAGTATGAAAAACACTTGTTTTCAAGTTCTGAAGTAGAACCTGAAGCTTGTACTATGAAACAAACTTCACACTCTGCAGCCATGATTGGATCACACATGACAGCTTTTTTCACTAATCATCTTACAAATGTAAGAGAGCAGGAGGATATCCGGGAAGTACCATTTTACTGGAGTTATTTTATCCCTCTGGATTTAGTCACCATTGAACCACCTTCTTATGATACTCACAAAGGAAAAGAGACTGCATAATGTAGGCAGTGATGCAAAAAAGCTTGAAATTGCTGATAGTGTAGCTAATGCCTATGTTCCTATCCATGCTGGATTTGAAGGAACTGTAGTTACAAAAGTACAAGGTTTGACAAGAAAAAAAGTGTTGTTATACAATGAAGTAGAAAAAGGAGCAAGAGCTGCACATTCAAGTAATAAAGAAGAATATTTAAAGTCTTTTTTACTGGACATGAGAATGGTTTGTTTTGGTGGCAGAAGACCTTTTAATTATTATATCAGAAAAGGTATGGTATACTTTTCTGATATAAGAGATTACTACCCTTTGCTTATGCTTACTATTGACAGAAAGTATTTGTTTGAAATGGACTGGAATAATCCTGATTATAGTAAAATCTGTCTTATGATAGATTATAGATATCAGGATAAGGGACATGTTGGACTCAGAAGTATGTTTAATCAGTACATAAAACAATGTACTGAAGCAAAAGTAACCCTGCTGTACACTACTGATATCCGGGCACAGGTGTATAAAAGGTCCTATGAATATCCTACCTTTGATACTGTTGATGAAATGAAACAGTATCTTAAATCACTAAACAATCTTTTATATGACACCCAAATTATCCCTTCAAACCAAAACCAAGCAGTTGAGCAGCACACGTCACAAAACACAGGAAACCGCAATGTTACCTTCTGATGTAGAAAATAAAAAAACTCATCATGGAAAAACCAGCAGAACAAAAGGACACAATGGGGAAAGAGAATTAGCTCTTTTATTCAAAACAGAAACTCCTTTTGAAAAGTGTACTACTACCAGAAACTCTTCCAGAATACTTGACAATTGTAAAATTGATCTGAATTTTATTCCACTCAATGTGCAATCTAAAGTAGGAGAACAGAAAAATATGAAACCTGTATCAGAGTTAAAGATGATGAAAGATGAAATGAATGCAAGATTGCCAGAAACTGAACCACAGCACCACTACCCAAAAATAGTGGTGCATAAAAAACCTGCAAAAGGAAAAAGAACAGAGTTTGACACAATTGTTACCATGACTCTTAATGATTTTATGAAATTATTTAAAACAGCATACCCAAAAAAATAAATATGGAATCGAGAATACAAGATTACCGGGAACATCCCGGATTAAACCAAAGTCTTTTAAAGGCTTTGCTTAAAGGTGGAGTAAAAGCTTTTAAGGCACAGCAACAGCAAGACAACACTGATTTGTTTTATGAAGAGAAATCTCATATCATATACGGAAATGGTGTAGACACATTAATTACAATGGGAGAAGAGTATTTTCATCAAAAATACTATGCAGCTTCTGTTAACAAACCTTCTGCAGCCATTATGTCTATTGTACAACAGACATTGGAAAATGCCAAAATAAAATATGGCAGTTTAGAAGCTTTGTTAGAAGAAGCTCCACAACTTTCTGACCACATTCAACTTATCTATGACAGTTGTGAATTGCATCAGTATTTTATGAACAGAAGAAAAGACAACTGGGAACAAGATACCAGACCTGCTTCTATTGTAAAAGAAGGCTTTTACTACTGGAAAGAGTTAATTGAAAGTGCTGGGAAACAAATACTTACTCCTGAAGAAAATGAAATCATTTTTGCAGTTTACAAGAGTCTTACTAGCCACCCTGTCACAAGAGAGTTTTTTGAATTATCTGAAGGTGTTGAATTAAAATTTCAAGAGCCAATTTACTTCACTTTCAGAGGCCACTCCTGTAAGATGTTACCGGATTGGTATATTGTCAATCACAATGCAAAAACTGTACAACCTTTTGACTTAAAAACTACCAGAAATGCTGCAGTTAATTTCCTTTGGGATGTGAAAAATTATAGGTATGATTTTCAGGCTGCCTGGTACACCATTGGATTTAAAGAAACTTATCTTAGACTTGGGTACACAGTTTTACCATTTAAATTTATGGTAGAAACTACAGAAAGAGATGCACAAGGACAACCTTGTGTTTTCACTTGTAGCCCTGATATGCTGAGTTTTGCCACACATGGCAGACCTAAAATGTACGAGCACTTCAAACCTGAAGGTTATACAGATGTTACTGATGCAGTAGATAAAGAACATCTTGTTTACTCTGTTCCTGTTGTTAAAGAGGTACTTGGAGTAAATCAAGCTTTAGATTTGTATGAGTGGCATTTGGAAAATGGTTTTGAAACTGACAGAATTATTATTGAAAACCAAAATCAATTTATCATGAGTTATGATGAGTTGTTATTTGTAAAATAAAATGCCATGAAAGACATACATGATTTTGCAGCGGCATCTCTCCCTGGAGTAATGCTGGAAGTAATGGTATTAAAAAAGCAAATGGAACCTGAAGTTCTTGCTGAAAGATCTTATACCATAGGAAGAGCTATGATGGCTGAAGCTGTAAAGAATGGATGGAAAGCTCCTAATCCATCTACTGCAGCTTCAACTGGTGTTTTGGATGATGCTATCAGGAAAGCTGATGAAGAGTTTGAAAGAATGAATCAGAGAAAATCTGCAAAGATAGTTTTTGACACTGATGGAGAACCTCTTCCCAATTTAGAAGAAGCTGATGATGATGAAAGAAATCTTCATGATGATGATTTAAGAGAAGAATTTGAAACTGAAGAAGATAGAATCATGAGAGAAGAAGCTGAAGCACTTTCTGCAGCCAATCCAAGAGCAGCTAACAGAAGAAATTCCAGAGGAAGTTGATTTTTTAATACCTAAAAACAAAACCAGTGAAAATACAAGTTGGAGAAATTGTTATTAATAAGACCAAAAAATATCTGGCTCCATGCATTAATGTGTATGGAGCCAGATTTGGATTGGAAGTAAATACTATCACCAAGGTTGGACTTGGAATAGGAGACATGATTACAGTTAAAAGTGGAGTAAGATTTGAAAAACACCTTTTCATTTTGGTAGATGTTTCATCTAAATTGAAACAAAAAACTTTTAATAAATTTTTAATCTGGATAAAAGACCAGATAATGTATGAGGATGACTATGTGTATGATGATGTCCAGGAAGGATGTCTGCACATGGTTGTTATCAAATTTCCGGAACAGCATTACAAAACTTATGAAACTTTTAAAGTTAGTCAGTTTTCTAAAATGTACACTAAGCAAGACGTTAATAAATTTTTTGCTCAAAGACCTGAAGTACAAAAAGTTCTTATTAAAGACAACAATTACAAAGTGGAATTTGTAAAAAGTTTAAATAAGAAGTTTGAAACAACAATCAGTCCTGATGAGTTTGATGGAGAGCTGGATTTTCCGCTAAGAAAAGAAGAAGAAGAATTTAATGTACACCTTTTAAAATAAAAATCATGAGTATTGCTAAATTAAGAGATTTGTTAGAAAAGAACAACTCATTAGACCTGATGACTAAAAATAAATTAGGTGCTTATGAAAAGCTTATCACTTACACTGATGCTGAAAAAGCTATACAAGAAATTTTATTAGAACAGTATCTTAGAATTGAAACTATTTTTAGCTATGATGACAAAGATGAAGATGATAAAATTTCTGAATTACAGGCTTTTATTAATGTACAAAAAGGAGAACTGCTATGAGTAAAGAAAACTATCAATGTGGGAGCTGTGAACAATTTTTTGCAGCTCCTGATAAAGAGGGAGAATGTCCCCATTGTGGCAGTGGCAATTGGGTTAAGGGTACTATTGATGAGCCTGAGCCTGAAGAGTTGGTAACAGTCTATGATTTGGAAGGTTTTCCAATGACTAAAGCAAAAGCAGAGGAATACAATTTAAGTATGACTAACTGCTTTAAACAACTCTCACAAGCTTTAGCAAACAGACCAGATGGGCACAAAGGTCATGTAATTGTTTGGGGAACAACAGGAGAGATAGATGGAAATCATAATTTTAAAGATTTATGGTATCAATCAAAACACTTTAGTGCTGTAAAAAATATATGGGCAGATACTAACAAAAGAGGTCTTTCAGATTTAATAGTGAGAGCTGATGAATTGGAGGATGATGGAGTCTATGAATATTACCTTACTCCTGATGCTACTCATAAAAACTGGATAAAAGGTAGTGAATGTAAACTTTACAAAAAATACGAAGAAGACATGAAAAAAGAAGAAAGTAAAAATTGGTTTGGAGAACAACTTAATCTCTGGGATTCTGATGAAGATGGCATATTTCCTGCTAACATGGGTCTTTGGTTAAAAAGACAAGAAGAAAGGGCCATGCAAAAGTATCAGGACTTTTCATTAGAATCTAAAATTTCTTTGCTTAATCAGGTATCTGAATATCTTATGCACAAGCATCCAGGTTCTGAAATAAAGTATATGGAAGCCTTACCTGGGAATGGTGAATCCGGTTTTCATATCACTTCTGACACACAGGCTATTAGTATTGCAGTGTCAGAAGAGTTAATGGAAATATTGATTCCTGAGCTTGGAGTCAAACACACATTTATTCACCGTAAAAAAGAAAACAATGGCACAGAGTAAAATTGAAGCTTTACAGGATACAGTAAAAATCCTTATTGACTTGCACAAAAATCCTATGGTTTTTCCTACTGAAAAAAAATTTATAGAAGCTGGATTTGACCAGCTTCTTGGAGATTATCAGTGCTGCTCTAAATGTGGTTCTTTAATGGTTTCTAAAGAAATATGGGTTAATGTTAATGATGACAGTTTAGGAATGGAAGGACAAAGTGGATTAAGTTGGTGTTTTGGAGAATGTAGAGATGAAACTTCTATCATTTTATTATCTGATTATTTAAAAACAATAAAGGAGGAAAGCAATGAAAAAAGTAGCAACGACAATCAACATCAGTGATAATTTAGAAATTGTAGTTACAGGATTTTATACACCTGAAACACCAGATGATGATAGTACCGGACCAGGTTTACCTGCACAATTTGAAATTACAGAACTTTTAGGGGATACTTTAGAAATAGTAGTTTGTGCTTCAAATTTTTATACTGATAATCCAGGAGGAAGTTTTATTGATTTTATAGCTGAAGCAGCAATTAAAAACCTTAAAAAGAGAAAACAATGAAAAAATAATAATTCTTGACTTTGAAACAGGAGCTGTGCATGTATTTGACTATGATACTAATATTTATGCAGAAAAGGATGCAGATGATTTTTTCATAGCTTTAAAGGATGATTTTGGATACACCATGAATCAAACCAACTGTCAGTGGATGATAGTGGATAATCTGGAAATTGAAGTGCATTAATTGACAAAATAATTGTAAATTAGCATATCAAAATAAATCCTCATGGCAAATTTATATGAAGAGTTTAAAAAAAAGAGTACTCCCGGAGAATTTATAGGAATACTATTTCAATCCAGAGATATAGCTCATACAACACATTTAATAACTACTAATTTTGCAGAGCATAAAGCTTTAAATGGGTATTACGATTCTCTCCTGGTTCTTATAGATACTCTTGCTGAAACTTCTTTTGGAGCTTTGGGAAGATACAAAATTTCAGTGCCGGCATCCACTTCAGCAGGAGATTTTAGTGCTCATTTAAAAGACTTGAAAAAATACATTCAATCTTCAAGAACAGTGTTCACAGGCTCTCACTTGCAAAATATCATTGATGAAATTGTAGCATTGATAGACAAAACACTTTACTTACTCACATTGAAATAGTCTAAAAAAAGCTATAGCAAAACAAAGCAAAAAATGCTTTGTATTATCAAAACTTGTATTACCTTTGAATAAATTATAGAAATGAAAGTACAACTAGGAATTAAGACAAAAGAAGGGGTGTCAATCCCTGTTTATGAAACAAAAGGAGCAGCAGGTTTTGACCTTACAGCAAACAGCTTTTTGAAGCTCTTCAATGGAAAAAAGGAAATAGACCTTGAAAACACTCTTACTCATTCCTTAGCACAAGGATACCTCAATTTAAGACCATCTGAAAGAGTCCTGATAGGAACCGGCATATTTGTTGTAATCCCTGAAGGGTATCAATTAGAAATCAGAAGCAGATCAGGTCAAGCTTTAAAAAAAGGTCTGGTGGTTCTCAACCAACCAGGTACAATAGACTCTGATTACAGAGGAGAAGTTGGTGTAATTCTTTTTAATTCTAATGAACATCTTGTAAAAGTAGAACTTGGTGAAAGAATTGCACAAGGTATTCTTATGCCGGCATTTCAAGCTGAGTTTATTTTAGTAGATGAACTCTCTGATACAGAAAGAGGACAAGGTGGCTTTGGCAGCACCGGAGAAAAATAATTTGTTTTTCTTATTTTAAATCTTTAAATTTATAGTTATGACAAATTTTTTATTGATAGTATCAATAATTTTGTTGCTTGGCATTCTTTGGTTTGGAGAAACTCTCATTAGCTCCAGTCTATCTGTGGCAAAAGGGGTGTTACAAGTTTCAGAAAATCAAGTGACAATAGCAGAAAATCAATTATTAATCCTTAAAAACAACAAAATCATGTCTCAGACAGCAGAAGAAATTAAAGCCCTTTTAGTAGAGGCAAATGAAAAAGCAGTAGCAGTAGCTGCTGATGTAACCGGCTTGCATGCAAAAATAGATGCTTTAGGAGATGCTCCTACTGCAGAACAACTTGCGGAAATTAAAGAGTTAGCTACACAGCTAAAGAACTCTTTAGTGGAAACTGATGCAATGACAGAAGATGCACCACCAACAGGTCCTGTTGGAGAAAACACAGAACCTTCTACAGAAGGTTAAGAAACACCTTTAAAAAAGGTTGTAGGGTTTTTATGTTATTTATGTAGCCGGAATGTAATGTTCCGGCTATTTTATTTAAATTAAAAAGAATACCATGTATCCATATAAATTCAAAATTTTAAAAAAAAGAACTATACCTGCTGTAAAGTATTACTATCATCATGCAGACTTGCAAAAGTGGCACAGAAGAGGTAGACAGCATGGAGATTGTGGAATGATACTTGTAGAAAGACAAGGACAAATTCTTAGGTACTGGTCTTATGGTACTATAGAACACCCTTTTACTACTATGTGCAAAGTATCTGTTATTCATAACCCTGTAATGGATGGTCCAATGCCTACAGATGAACAAAGGTGTACTCCTCCTGATTACACTCTTAGAAAACTCCAAACCACAAAACTTGTACTTTTAGATCTAACTCAATAAAACTTAACCAATGACAAAAGAAAGAATAGGCATTATTGCCTTAGTAATCATCATTATTATCCTTTTACAAAGGGGATGTGAGAAAGATGCAAAAATAGCTTCACAGACAGTATTTATTAATGCCATGACAGACACCCTGACTACTTACACAAATAAAGATGGACAGCAAGTTGCTAAAATAGCTATGTTGGAAACAGAAAGAGTAAAGGATTTTCTTGTAATGGACATCAAAGATGCTGAAATAAAAAAGCTTCAGGATGAAGTAAAAAAGAACAAAAACAGACTTGGCCCTGGTGGAGCTGTTGTGATTGTTTCCGGTACTACTGAAGTGACAGGAGGAGATACCTCTACAACTACCATGAGAGACACTGTAAGAAGAAATGATACTGTATGGCTTTATCCTGAATATAGTGGCTTAATCAAGCTTGGGTGGAGAACTGACAGTACCTGGTGGATAAATGGTAGTGTGAAAGCAAACAAAGATAGCACTACCATTGGAATTAAAGTGGATAATACCTACACAGTAGTCATAGGAAGAGAAAAAGCCAAAGGCTTCAAAGCTCTGTTCAAACCTAAGATACCATTTGTAGAAATTACCAATGAAAATCCATTCACTACCACTTCTACCATGAGAGCTTACAGAGTAAAAGCACCAAAACCCAAAAGATTTGGGATAGGTGTTAATGTAGGATATGGACTCACTTTTGATAAAAGCTACCAACCTATATTCAGGCCTTATATTGGAGTAGGATTAAATTACAACATCATTGAAATTTTTTAACATGACAACAGCACAGATAATAATAATAGGGGTGTTAGCAATAATTGTAGCAAAACCCCTGATAACTCTTTATTTTAAAGATGATGTCAAAATAACAAGTGGGATTCTTTTTTCTCTATTCTCATTTGGACTATTACTCTTAATAACTTGTACAGTAATAACAAGATTGAACAAATTTAAAGGTGGCAATAAATGTCCTGAATATGAGAAGGTAGAAAATGTTTACAAATTAAAAAGTAAATAACATGAAAAAGTTCGCAAAATATCTTCCTGTAGAAGGAGAGATAGAAGTTCCTTGTATTGTTTTAGAAACTTTAACTAATGGGAAGACAGAATTATTTCAGGTAGATAATTTCAATGATATTAATTTAGAAACTCAAAAGTTAGCTAAACTATTCCTCTGTTCAAGAGATATTCAGGTTGGTGATGATATTCAACATACTTCTGGTGAAAATGGTGTATGTGATGAAATTATTGGAGATGCTTTACATTTCTCTGGAGATATTGAAGGTCATTATTCATCCATTAATCAATGGTTTAAAGTAATAGGGAAAATATCTCCTAAGGCTGTATGGGTAACTGAAGGAATGGAATTTGATGAGGGTGACATTGCTTATAGATTTTCTGATAACGGAAAAGATATAATTCTTCAACCATCAGCATTTCCAAGTGATGAGGTAGAAGAATGGGGAAATCCAAGTTATATAGTAATTAAATGTCCAACTTGTAAACAATTTCATTAATCTTAAAATAAATACATGAAAACAATTATAGCAACTTTTACCGGAGCCAATGGCTCTTTAGGATACATAACTGGAAAGAATTACACACTTACACTAAAGCAGATGATAAAATCTCAGAAGCTTTGGATTACAAGACAGGACAATGGTGGTGGAGACTGCGAGTACTCCAACACTATCACCTTCTTAGAGAACTGGACAGATATTAAAGTCATTAAATAAAACAAGCAACATGATTATAGGAATATCAGGAAAAATTAACTCCGGAAAAGATACGGTGGGAAAAATTATACAATGGTTAGCAGACCAGTATGGGCCTGTAACACAAGGAGGAGAGCCTTTTGGAGAAAATACAATAGAAGATTGTATTGATTTTATCAAATCTGAAGAAAACTTAGATTTCCCTGAAGAAACGTCTTGGGAAATTAAAAAGTTTGCAGATAAACTTAAAGATATAGTATGTTTACTTATTGGATGTACCAGAGAACAATTAGAAGATGCGGATTTTAAGAATAAGGAATTAGGAGAAGAATGGATTCAGTATTTTGATAGTGATTATGAATTACTACAAAAAGAATCAGTTTTATCTATGTTTTCAGAAAGATTAACTCCTAGAAAATTACTTCAACTATTAGGTACAGAATGTGGTAGAAATATTATTCATCCTAATGTTTGGGTGAATGCTTTAATGGTAGATTACAGAATAAAAGGACAAATAGATAAAGGAAAAACATATTCAGAATCTGATTATCCTAATTGGATCATCACAGATATGAGATTTCCAAATGAAATGAATGCTGTCAGAAATCATGGTATTACCATCAGAGTACAAAGACCATGCCCTGAGTGTGGAATGATAAATGCTGTAGGGACACACTTTGCAGTATGCAGTCAGCAAAGAAGTCTACATCCATCTGAAACAGCTTTAGATAATGCAGAGTTTGACTACACCATAGAAAACAATGGTACTCTGGAAGATTTAATTGAAAAAGTAAAACAAATTTTAACTAAAGAAAAAATCATTTAATATGACAAAAATAAATGCTAAAATAATTGCTGACAGTGTAGATCCAAGAGGACACAGACTTGTCAGTTTTATTATCACATTCCCAAGGTATATCCTTGCAGAATTAAATACTCATAGAATGTTGAGTAAAAATAGTGCTTCAAGTCGAGCTATTCCTTTTGAAAAATTACTTAAAAGTGTTGAAGAAAATCCTTTTATTCCTATTGCTTGGCAAAAAGAACATAAAGGTATGCAAGGAAGTGATTATTTCACTGAATCAGAAGCTTATTGGAATAATGATAAATGGTTAAAAGCAAGAGATTATGCTGTAAAAATGGCTACTATAATGAATGAAGGAGATATTACAAAACAACTTTGTAATAGACTTCTTGAACCTTTTATGTGGCATACAGTTCTTATTAGTGGTACTGAATGGGAAAATTTCTTTGCTTTACGTTGTCCTCAATATGAAACTTTTGATGGACTATTTTTTAGAAGTAGAAAAGATTTTGTTAAACATAATCAAAATAAAGAGATTTCTAATTGGAGTATTAATGATTATACTGACTTAGAATGGAGAAAACTTAATAAAGGTATGGCTGATATTCACATGATGGATTTAGCTGAAGCTATGTGGGATGCTTATAATGAAAGTACACCTAAACACCTTAAAGAGGGAGACTGGCATATTCCATTTGGTGATGATATTGAATTACAATTATTACATAATGAAGGTTTTTCTGATACTTATGAAGATGCTATACTAACTAAAGTTAAAATTGCAACTGCAAGATGTGCAAGAACTTCTTATACAGTTGTAGGTGAAGAAAAGAAACAATCTTTAGAAGCTGATATTAAATTACACGATAAATTTCTTGGACAAAGACCACTTCATGCAAGTCCATTTGAACATTGTGCTAAAGTTATGACTGATGATGAATATCAAAGACATATTAATGGGGTAGCTAAGTGGGAAGAAGCAGGTGGTGGTTTTTCCAGTCTGTATGTTGGACTTGAAACAAAGGGCTGGTGTAAAAATTACCGGGGATTTATTCAGTATAGAGCTATGTTTGATTTTGAAAATGTGCCTCAGCCAGCTTACCCTCTTAAACAATCTAAAAAAAGTATTATGACACTTGATGAAAAAGTATCAGAGTATAATAAATACAGGGACTCTGAAAAACAAGTTGTTGAGTTTGACAGTTACATTTACAAATATTGCTGGGATGTAGAGTGCATTGAAGGACATCTTTCTTTTAAGACCTGGACAAAAGTAAGTGGCAATCCTAATGTATCCAGTGTCAAAGTAACAACAGTAAGTCTAATGCCGGCAGCTGCTGCATCCTACACTTTAATAACAACACTTAACCCAAAAAATTTTAAAACTTATAAACAAGATTAATTATGGAACCAATGAATTTTTTCCTACTTTTTGTAGGATTTTTAATAGGATTTGCATTTGGAGTCTTACTGATGAGACTAAAGAATCCTACAAAAAATGATGATGTTTTTAGCTTAACTCCTGAACAAAGAGAAGAAAGAGATGGAGATGTAGGCATTGTTATGCCAATGACAAAAGAAGAGTGGAAAAATCCTACAATAAAAAATTATCCAGCTACTCCTGGTGAGTGCTATCCTGAACCTGTTCTTGTAAAAGTGGAAAAAGAATCTTCTTCAACAACAGCAGATTTGTATGCACAGCCTACTGAATCTTATGAGTCAAAGGTAAACAGGATACAAAAGGAGAGAACAGAGCAGCTTCAAAAAGAAATGGAAGAAAAAAGAATGGCTCAGGTAGAAAAAGATAAACTCAGAGATGCAGAAATTGAAGAGGAAAGAGTCTTAAAAGAGGAAGCTGCCAGAATAAAAACTGAGTTAAAAAAATGGATGTATTAATAGACTACAAAATCTGGAAGCAGGGAAGATTTACGGTAGTTAAACCATACTCCCCAGTGGAAACTACTAGAAATGTTACTGCATTCTGTTATGCCAACTCCCTGAGAAACTGTTTATTCAAATCTCAGGGGGGCTGGTATAAATTACAAACAGATGGAAAACTTGTCTTTGTAGAAAGAACTCTGTACCTTATTACCTTTGAGCAATTGTATAACACTTTAAAAGATTAGGCATGAATAATAAATTCATTTTAGCAACACAAGGAGTCTGGATAGCAGATCCTACAAGGGCAGGAGATTTTACTTCACAGTGTCTTACAAATTTTACACCTCCTGCTGTTTATCATTGTGAATATTGCAGAACTGACTATCATGTTTTTCAAACTAATTGTAAGAATTGTGGGGGAACTGTAAAACAAAAAGATTTATCATGAGTACAAATTGGTTTTATAACAAAGCAGCAAAGCTTGGACAAAAAAAGTTCAGGAAGGCAAGAGGCATAAAAGCACATTACAGTGATTGCCCTAAGTGTCACTATAATGATACTTACAAATTTGCCAACAAGACAGATGGCAGTCAGTGGATATGCAATAATTGCAACAATATTTTCATCATTTTAAAAAAATAACAATGGGTGATATAATAAACAGACAGATTAAATCTGTAGAAGAGTTAAAACAATTATCTACAAATGGATTGGATTGTTTTATTATTCTTAATGGCGGACTCAGAAGCAGCAAAAATGTTTTTTGGGATAAAGACAGAAGTGTTTTTGAAATACACAATGATATTGATGGAAGTGGTCAGACTCTTTTTGAAGATGAGTTACACATAGAAACAAACATTGTAACTGCTATTGAACAAGGAGCTTTGTACTATGAGTCTAAGTTTTTAACTAAATCAGAAAAGATAAAAAGAAACAAAGAATATCTTGTAAAAAGCATCATTGAGAAAACCATAGAAAATCAAGAAGATTATGTCAAAAGTTTTATCAGAAAAATGATGAGAGAAGCTCTAAGCAGAAAGACACAAATAGAACTAAAGCTAATTTTAAAAAACAACTTAACATGAACAACGGACTTAAACCAATTTTCCCTATCCTTGATCTAAACAAAGATTGGTCAGGACTTCGGGGACTTACAAAACGTGAGTATTTTGCAGGACTTGCAATGCAGGCATCAGACTTAGAGGCATACGCAAATAAGTATGGTGAAGACTGGCCTAATAAGGTTGCAAAAGATTCTATACTTATGGCAGATGAACTATTAAAACAATTAGGTGATGGAAAATAGCGAAAAAACAATACACAAGCATTCTGTAGAAGGAGAGCTTAAAGAGTTTGAAATATGGGCAGAGGGTTTTGTAACTACAGGACAAAGTGGTACAGCTATTAAACTTAACGGAGAGTACCCAATACTTGCCCATAGTTTTGATGAAGCTGTGGAAACCCTCAGGAAATATGATGCTGAAAAACAACCTTTAATTACAGAAAACAAAAGAACCAGGTATACTTCTGATGAAGCTTACAAAACAAGAAGTAGTAACTGGAGTTACTGGGGTTGTAATTTGTATGACAATGAAGAAGAGGCAAGAAAATCATTTGGATAATTAAAAACAAAAGAATAAAAATGAAGTACAGAAGCAGAAAAGAGTTTCAAACCAAGTCCGGTAAAAAATTCAAAAAAGGAGATGTCATCACTCCTTATCAATACAATCTACTGAGTAATAGTGACCAGAGAAATTTTGATGAAGTGACAGAAGAAGAATTAGAAAAAGAGAAAAAAACAATAGCTCCTGCTGTATCTTCTATCTCTGCACCTGTCCCAGCTGAAGTAACTCCTGAAGAAGTTCCGGTAACTATCAGTATTGAAATGAAGCCTGCAACTATTGCATATCATTACAATGGGAACATTGTCTACAAAAGACAGGTGTTTACTTTTGAAATTGTCAGCCATGAAGATGAAATTCTTGTAAATTGGGATGATGATGCAAAATTTAGTAGCATAGGAGAAGTTGACAAATTAGAAGAAGAAATTATTACTCACTTTCAAAAATCAATTTAATATGACACAATTTCACGAAACAGGATATGGAAGAAAATTTCTTGAAAGAGATTTTCCTAATATGGTTATACAACTTACCAGAATAGCTGATGCAATGGATATCAGTAATAACAAGGCTTTAGAAAGAAAAACAGAAGAAAGTTTAAAAGAATCTTTCAATCATTTAAAAATTAAATTAGATGAGTGGTTTGGAAGTTTAGATGGAAAAAGTCTTGGGGAAATTACCGGATATAATCCTGATGACTATCCATCTCCTTCTAAGCTTACAGATGAAGAAGAAAGTAAGGAGCTTACAAGAAGTGATGCCATTGACTTAGGTTGGGATGTTTGGCATAATTTCTCTGTGGTAGATAAAATGGAATGGAAAGAAAACCTTGAATCTAAACAAGAGGGACTATAGTATGATGAATGAAAAAGAAATATACAAATACAACTATGTCCTCAATCAGCTTGGAAAAAGGATACTCCCACAGTACTTTTATGAAATGAATCCGGATAAAATGAATCAATGGCAAAATCAAATTTGCAGACAATCTCATATTCTTGCATGTTATTTCTTAGACCAGTGGCTTAATGGTGATAAACCAAATTGGGATATTAAATTCTATGAGAGCAGATTCTGGGACCCTAACCTGGGTAAAGAATATGATCACAGTTGGGTATATATTACCAATTGGACAGGTTCCAGAGAAAGTTATTTATGTGATATTGCAAGAGTATCTACTCACATTGGTTTTGTGAAAGTCACACAGAACAATCCTGACAGTTTTTTAGCATGGGACAAGGAAATACAAGGGGAAAGGAAATCTCTCAACTGGAAAGAGCTAATACAGCAAAAGGAGTATTACACACACCTCACTGGCTCATTTATAGTACCTGCAATTGAGCAGAGAATGAAACAGTGTAATTTATTCATACCAAAAAACAAATAGATGGAAGATTTTATATTCCCTGCAATCAAGTGGCAGGAAAGAATTATTACAAGAAAACAAAAGAAAGTTGTCTACAAGTTTTTTATTAAAAAAGAAATAGAAATTGATGTAGAAAGTCACACTCTTATAGAACTCAGCACTACACTTAGAAAAAAATGGTTAGGTAAATGGTATTTGATAAAGTTTTATCAAAGTGCAGAAATCACACCTTATATTAAAAAAGAACATGCAAGACATCAACTGTGGCAAAAGCTAATCCATGATGTGTATCTTTTTATTCATCTTGGAAAAATCACAGAAGGTTTACAAAATGACAAAAAAGAAAATCTGTTTCCCTTAGATAAAGTGCAAATAGAAGAGAAACACAGGCTCATTTTAAAGTATAGAAGTGTTGAAGAACCGTATAGTAAAACTAAAAATCAATTACCATGAGTGAAAAAATAAAAAGCTTTCCTAATTACTTTGAAGCTTTGAATGAAGAAGGAAAAGTCTTGTTTACAGAGCAGGTAAAATTTTTTAACAGACAGTTAAGAGATAAAGAAATTGAAGCAAAAAATGCCGGGCCTAACATAGATATAGCAGGTTCTTTGACAAAATCGGTGTATTCATTTACAGACAACTACATTACAGACTACTTAAAAAAAGATGAAGAAACTGCAAAAAAAATATCCTGTAAAAAAGGATGCAGCTTCTGCTGTTATTTACATGTGGATATTACTTCTGCAGAAGCAGATATACTTGCTGAACATGTAACAGAAAAGCATCATGTAGAACAGTTTATGAAGCAGAGTAATCACAATATAGAAAACTGGAAAGATTTACCTTATCAGGATAGAAAGTGTGCATTTCTTGTTGATGGAGAGTGCTCTGTTTATGAAGATAGACCAATGAGTTGCAGAAAGTATCTTGTAATTAATGATCCGGAAAAATGTAACACAGAGGTTGAAATACAGACTACAGAAGGATTTGGACTTATGAGTGTTGAAGCTATACTAATATCAACAGTTTTGAAATATCAATCCGGAACAATGTCTAAGATGATTTATCATGCACTTGTAAAAAGAATAAAAAATGGAGAACAACGAAGCATTAAAAGCTCTGATACAGGGGAAGCCAAAGGTGCTGCACAAGAATAAAAATGTGTATGTAATTTTGAGTGAGTGCCGGGTAAAAATTGATGGAAATTGGGTAGATGGAGTACTCTACATCAATGAATATCTATCTGCAGGACCTTTTGTTAGGGTTAAGTCTGAATTTGATGAGAAGTTTAGACTTATGGAGTAGTAAAAAAGGAAGCTTAATGGCTTCCTTTTTTGTTTTCTCTACCATATCTTTTCCTAATCTTTTTTTATACTCTTTAGTCTTAGTTTGTTATGGTGTCTATTATAGACACTTCTTTTATTTGTCATCCATAAAACCTGGCATAGCAACTCTCTTTAAAAGTTCAACATAACTTTCCCCCTTTTTCTTTGCATATTTCTTTCCCTCATAACTTTCTCCTTGTTCTGCTTTGGCTTCTGCCCTAATTTGACCTACTGCAACTTTAGCATCTTTTTCTTCTCCCCAAAACCAACTGTCCACTTCTGTAGGTACAAACTGCCTTTCCATTTGAGCTGAAAAACCAAGGGAGAGTGGATGAGCAATTATACCTGGAAGAAAAGTTTTTTTAGCTTGAATTACAGCTCTGTTTTCTCCAACATGTGGACCCGAAGTAAGAGTCCCTTGTCCTTTGAGTGTTTTATCAAGGTCAGCAAGAAGTTTTAGGGCATCTTTAAATGTTTTAAATATTGCTACATCAGATATGGTTTTATACATCTCAACTGGATTAGAGTATTGTCCTATAGAGCCTGAAAGCTGTATAAAGCGATTTGCAAGAAGATTATGAGCTTCTCTTTGTGGATCACCTTCCTTATCATCATCATCCCATGTAAGACCCTTGCAAAGCAGTAAAAGACCTATAAACATAAACAAGGTAGAAGTTTCTTGCATATTACCTTTCCAATTGGCATAGTCTACTGCAGTAAATTCTTTTGAGAAAGTTTTCATTTTATCTGAAGCAAGTCTGTCAACATCTACCTCAATTACATTACCTTTTCCTGCTGTTCTGCTAACAAAGTTTACCGGAAAACCAAGAACCTTTCTTGTAAGTAATTTACTGATAAATAAAGACTCTTCTGCAAAAGATAAAAGATTTTTTGAACCAAACCCCTTACCTAAGAAAGCCCCTCCTACCCCAAATGCAATAGCACCAGGGATACCAAATGGCACTAAAGCCACTCCAGCACCTAAGAAAAGGCCTGTTGCAGCTGTGTGACTGTGATACCTACCTTTAAAACCTTTGATGCCGGCAAGAGTGTTATTTTGCTCGGTAGCAAATCTTTTGTATATCTCTCTTGGAAGCCAGGTTTTAAACATGGTTGCAATTAAACCGGCATGATAGCTTTTTGCCATCATTCCTGAAGTTTTATCATAGTCACCATGAGTGTTTCTGATGAGGTCTTTCATCTTTGATTTAAAATCTCTGTACTGCTGGCCATTAGCTTTTTCCCAGTTTTCAATATTTTGTTGACCTATTTCACCGGTTCTAAACTCCTCTTTCAATTTCATTCCATATTCTCCATCCATTTCTAAAGCTTCTCCTACATTACTTTCATTACCATTTTCATCTAAAATAGGTGTGTTTCTTAGCAAAGCTGCCATAAGCGGCATCTGGTTATAGGACTCACCTTTAGATTGCATGTAGTAAGGGTCAAGTCTGTTGAGATTTGTAAAAGCAGTTTTTGCAGATGCTTTTTGCAATTCATTTCTTGAGTCTTGAAGTATATCCCATCTTTCTAACAGCAACTGATATTTTTTTACTTTAGGTAGTGCCCAGGAGGAGTTCATTTTTGACAATGAATCAGAGTACATCATTTCTGAAAGAGTCAAAGTGTCTATATAATGAGATGGAAAATAGTGCCCCTGAGAAGCTGTAATAGAGTTTGCAAGCTGACCTTCTGCTATGTTTGTAATAGCAGAAGAGACATTGAATCCCATACCTTTAAATCTCATAAAATTCATCACATTCTCCATAAAACCTGACAATGATGCTTGTCTTCCTATCCTGCTTTTCATAGCTTCAAGACTCTTAATAGTATTTTCATCAGTCTCTTTGGCAAGTAAAGAGTTTACTTTAGCAAGTAGGATTTTATCTTTTGATGTCAGAACTTTCCCATCAAAATTTGAACTACTCAACTTAGAAACAAACTTAGTAAGAAAATCTATTTCTTCCTGTGCTCCATCAGGATCATCAGGATTAATTTCTCTTTGTTTAAAAAAGCCATAATGCTTTTTAAGTGCATTATCTCCAAGTACTACTCTTTCAAACCAATTGTTAAACTGTCTGTTTGCATGTATTCTGACTCCACCAAACTGAGTTCTGTCTTCTCCTGATGCTCCAAACTGAGCATTTTTCAATGCCTGGTCTGTGTTTTGTGTCATAGGAGCTTCTATCTTTTCATAATGTCTCTTTAACAGTTCTAACATTGGAAGCATAGTGTTTCTTGCTGCATGCTGAGAAGACAAGTCACTAAAATGTCTGATAATCTTAGGTAAGTCAAAAGATTTTTCCTGAGCCACCTGATGCTGTGAATAAGCTTTGATAATTTTTCCTGCAGGTATTTTACCATCAGGATATCTTTCTCTTAAAGTTTCAGGTGTGATACCTCTCAAATAAGGTTGCAGCAACCTTGCCATATCAGTCTGATTTGCTCTGGTCATAGTAAGTACAGTAAAACCGGTAAACTTACTTAATCTGCTCATTCCTAATGTAGCATTGTAATTTTGAACAAACTCTGTACTGTTTAAAACAAAATTTTGATGTATTTTATTAGCTCCTTGTTTAATAAAATAATCATTAACAGTATACTCAGGTTGTCCTGTTATCACATTTACTCTTGCATAATTAAATTCATCTTCAATATTGATACCAGCTACAGTTTTTATGCTGTCAATAAATTGTCTAAACCTTTCAGAAAGTATTTGCCAAAAAGTAAGATCACCTTTGTCTAGTAACATTTCAGTAAAAGATTTTTCTATAAAAGGAATAGCTGTATCTAACATTCCTCTTTGTGTGTCAACATCAAACTGCTCCTTAATCTTAGTGGTAGCTTCAAGTGCTATCTCATAAAATTTCATGAGAACTTCATTGCTTTCTATTTTTTCAAAATTTTCATCGTAGAAATTAGAAGAATCTCTTTTAGGTGCATATACATTGTAGCTAAGTTCACTAAAATATCTGGTTTCCATTGTGTCATATACACTACCATGTTCCATGTGTTTTATACCAATAAAAGGATTATTCTTTTCATCCCAAATTCTCATTTTAGCTCTGGATGCAGGAGGAAGATCATCTTCTCTCCTTGCACTGGTTTCAGCCATTCTGGTTTCTAAGTATTCCTGTCTTTGTATCTGATATTCAAGTAAAAGATTTGTCTGTTCTTCTACCATTTTATCAAAGTGTCTCTTACCTACTAAAGCAATCATTTCTTTTTCATGTGCTTCCATTTCTTCTTCAGATGCAAAAGAATCACTCATAGAACTAAAAGCAGGGTTTATTGCAATGGACTTTATCTTTGCAGGATTAAGCATGACAGTATTTGCCATTAACCAGGCTCTTCTTTTTTCATAAGCTCTGGTTATCATATTTATTCTGGTAGTCCAATCTTCATACTGATTGGCTTTCTTTTTTTCCTGTCTAAAAGTGTCTCTCATGATAGAAAGAACATCAAACCATTCAGCAGAGTATTTAGTAGCCATATTACCGGTTTCTAAACCATTTCTGTATGCTTGTTTTATCCAATCAAAAGAATGTCCTTTAGGCCCCAATATCCCTAATGTACTTAACTTGTACTTACCACCATCAAGCTTGTCCATTTCAGCTTCCACTTCAGGCATAATTGCATCTAACCTGGTAGCAATATCTTTGGACCAGGCAAAAGCAATTTCAAAACCATCATCCACAATTTTTTTAGCTATTTGTGGAAGCATTCCATTTTGAGAAAGAATACCGGCAGTAATATCCATCACCATCATATCAATCCAATGAGCATCTTTTAACCCTTCTGAAGCAAGGATAATTTCATCATAGGTGAATTTTTTATCACCAAACATTTTTCTGATGTTGTCATTGTTGTTAAATACTTTTTCAATAGTCCTTCTTTCCTGAGCAACCAATGGAGTTTCCAGCAATCTTGCTCTGGTAGCCCACTCCTGAAAAGGTTTCATCATATCAGCAGTAAGTCTGAAGTTATCATCTTCATCATACAACTCTCTCTTATCATAGATAGGATGTTTATCAGCATCAGCAAGCTTGAAATTACTCATGGCTTCAATAAACTGTATAATATCTCTGGCTTCTTTCAGGTCTTCAGCTTTATCTGACTTAACCAGTTTTTCCAATCTTAGCAGTTCCTTTTCTATAAAAGGTGCAATCAGTTCCGGAGACCTGGTATCAATTCTTCTGAGTCTGTCCAATTCATCTTCTAATCCTTCTGTCTCTTCATTACCTTTTATGTATCCACTAATCTCACTTTTCTTGTGGAGTAATTGTTTATGTCTTACAGCATCTGTTCTTGCTTCTCTGAGCAAGGCATTTACCTGATTAAGTTCTTTCTTAGCATTTTCTAAAAGTTTTTCTTTAAGTTTTATAAGCCTGTTCAATCCCTGTACTTTTTCTGCTACAGGTGTTTCAGGATGTACTTCAGAACTTTCTGTAAAAAACTCTTCATCAGTTCCCGGTGCAGCATAGTATTCAGGGTCATTGATACCTTGCTGCAGCTCTTTCTCTGCTCTTTCAATAGCTCCTTGTTCTAATTGTTCTCTTTCATATTCATCCATCAATTCAGCATTCCTTTTATCCAGCACCTGTCTTAAATAGTAGCTTGCATCTAAGTGGTCATTTCTGTACACCCCATTAAGAATATCTACAGCTTTGAAAGCTCTCTCATTAAACACCGGAGTTTTACCATTCATTAAAAGCCAGTTAGCTTCAATACCATATTTTTTAAGTCCATGTTCTTTGAGTTGCTCCATAGCTTCCCTGAACTCAGCCATCTTGCTCTGCTTTATGGTCAGTTTATGGTAAGCTCCTATTTGTTGCATAGAAACAATTCCCTGGTCAATCAAATATTGTTTGGTATTTGCTTTGCCTGATCTATGTGGTAAACTGCAATCTAATCCTGCCATGTAAAAAGTTTAAGCTCAAAATTAATAATTAAAAAGGACACTTTTTCTTTTGCTCATCAGTTTTAATAAAATTTTCAAATCCTTCTATATCTTGTTTAGAACCTAATATGTGTATTTGCTCTGGTTTAAATACTGTATAAATATTTGAGTTAAATACCCCCCATCTTTCCCTACCATCAAATGTATTTTTTAATATGGTTCCATCATTATTATATTCTTTGGCTTCAATTTGTATTTCAAAATAAGATTTTTCTCTATATGATTTATTTTCAAAATCTTTAATTTTAGGATTTTTAAGGTTTAGAATAGAAGGATAAATTTCACTGTAATATTCATATATTGTTCCAGTTTTCCAACCTTCAATTTTATTTAAACCTCGTTTAAAAGTAACACTGTCAAAATCAAAATCGTCTTCAAAATCTGATATTTGCTGTTTATATATACTAACAAGTCCATATTTAGCATCTTCTTCTGGTGTAATTTTATTAATATCAAATTCTTCTAATAATTTTCTTCCCTTCTCAGTTTCATCTAAATTTTTAGGAACAGCATAAGTTTTAGCAACTTCTATACTATCTGTAAAAAATATAGCTTCTTTTGCTGAAGCAGCTTTTGTAAATGAGCCTAATTTATTTTTATCAAAAGTTTCTATTTTATTTAAACTTCCATGATAAACAATGTCTTTTACTTTGCTATCAGGAAATATAGTATCAAGATATTGAGAGTATTCTTCAGCTGTTCCTATAGAAGATAATTCTGGATTTTCTTCAAATAATTCTGATACTCCTTTTTTCACATCTTCACTTGCAGGACTCAGAACATCTTCTGCAGGGCCCTCAGGATTTTCTTGTTCTCCCATATCATAGTTGGGGTCAATCCCTTTATCCAATAATTCCTGCTCTGCTTCTCTTAGCTGTTGTTCCAAAAACACCTCATTTTCAAGCTCTCTTTGTCTTTCTTCCTCCTGTTGCTCTTCTTTGATAAACTGGTACACTGCATTCAATCCTTGTTCAGCTACAGAGCCTTTTTGGATATCTATTCCTGCCATTCTTAAAATATCTCTGATAGCCTCTACAAACTGTTGCAATAGAGTTTTGTCAGTTTCCTTATATGGAATTTCTGACATACCTTTTAAAACATCTGGATTAGCTGCTATTCTGGCTGTAAACTCATAGATATTTATCCCGGAATAAAGAAGTGCATCTTTATCATTATTTCTTAATGTGCCTGCTTTTTCAAAATGAGCTCTGAAGTCTTCCAGCTCTTTTCCAAAATGCTTGTTAACTTCAGTAAATAATCTATGAAGTTTTAACACCGGTGCAGGTATTCCTTTTGTTTTATCTTTTATACTTCCATCTGCATTCAAGTATTTTTTTAATTGTTGAATTGTAATAGAATGAATAAATTCTTCTAAGAAAATTTTAGCTGCCTCTTCTTTAGTGGTAGAAGGTTTAGCTAAGAAAACTTTATCCATAATTATTTCATGAGGGCCATGTACATAAAGTCCATTTGCTCTCACTCCTGTAGAAGAAATAGCATCACTAACAGAAAACTTTACTGTGTGATCTATAAAAGGCATAAAAGTTTTTGCCAACTCAGATAACAGTGGCATATTTTCATCTACTATAGCCTGTAAAGTTGTTTGAAGATTTCCTTCTGACATTTTAAACATAGGTTCATTAGTGCTTACCGGAACATCTTCAGCAATAACAACAGGTATAGGAGCAACAGGTTTTACCATTCTTTTTGGAGTTGCTACCAAAGGAATAACATTGTCACTTTTTAATGAATATTCACTCATACCAAATGTCCCTAGTGTAGGTATTCTTCTGTACACCTGACCATCAAACTGATACAATTGAAACTTGTTCTTTTTACCTTTTATGTTTTCATTGTAAATACTTACAAAAGGCCTTTTCAAATCTCTTTTAAACACAAGAGTATCCATATAAGCAAGGTTCTTAGTTAAGTTTCCTTTAGCATCAAAACCCTCTTTAATATCATCTTCAGTTCTTTTATAAAGACTGGAAGCATTGTGTTGTGCAAACTGTCTGGTAAATCTGGAAAAACCATTTACACCTCTTCCAAACATCATTAGCATCTTTTCTAAATTGCCTTCTCCAGGTTTGTTAGGCTGTGAAGCAGCCCATTGCCAGTGTTGTGTAGTCTCAGAAAAACCTATCACTTGTAGTAAAGGTATTGGAATATATTTTACAAACTGTATAGCTTCCTGTATCCCCCCTTCAAGATAAGCATAGCTTAATAGGTCAGCTCCAAGTTTTCTGGTGCTATATGGCTCTCCATTGTAGTTTGGCAATGGTAAATCCTTATCCATTAATTCAATCAAAGCTGAATACTTGTATTCTTCATTGGCATCTTCTCCTTTGTTGTTGTCAAATTTAATTAGAGAAGGACTGTTTCTTTCAAAGGTGTATCTGAACCTGGAAATTATCTTGTTTCTTCTTACAGCTTCAGAGCCGGTATAAGTTTTATCTTCAGCAATGCTGTTCAGATAATTTGCTAAAGAAACATTGGTAGAGGTATCAAAAAATAATCTTGCTCTTTGTTGTTGTGGGTCTCCACTAAACACACCTAATCTATCTGAAGAAAACATAAATTTTTTCATCTCTTCAAATACTTTATATTTCAACTCAATTTTCTTTGCATCAGATGTATCTTCATCACTCATAAGATTGATGGCGTATTCAATCTCTGCTCTGATAACAGGATTTCTGTGTGGAAAAAAATCAGCCCACAAATCATAACCTGTTTTGGCAGCATGCACTACCAATGAACCGGTAAATGTAGTTGGTCTTACAGCAAAAGGAGTCTTAGTCCCTTTCTCTGAAGAGTCCATAGAAACAGATGGCCTGAAAATTACATAACCATTATCAATATAATGCTTAATACTCTCTTCATTGTCTTCAAAATCTTTTCCTTTGATGTAATGCCCTATTAAAGAATCTACATTTTCTATAGAACCACCATAAGACAGCTTTTCTACATTGTCATATTTATCCAACATTTCAAAAGCAGATTTACCAAGACCACTTCCCTGGATATTTAATCTGCTTTGTAGAGTTCTCAAATCTTCTGCAAATTTATTCAACTCTAAAAAAAGATGAAGAACAGTTTGCTGTGTAATATCATTTGGAGTTCTACTAAGATTTTCATACAATTTTTTTCCTGTTAATTCTCTTCTATGGTCAATCTTATCTTGTGCTGTATAAGTATCATTACCACCATACTTAGTATACAATGCTTGTATTACTTCAGGCTCCAGATTTTTATTAAATTCTGCAATAGTAGATTTACCATTTCTCATCATAGTAACATATTCTCTGATGATAGGTTGAGATAAAATAAAATAAGGGATAGAAGCTTTTACAGTTTCTCCTTTTTCATTTGTAAAAGTATCCTGGTCAAACCCCATAAGAGACATAATGGAATCTACATTAATAGTTAATTCATTGACTCCAACTCTACCCATAATCTGCTCTTTTTCATTATCTAAAGCAGTGTTTTGTCTTTCTCCAAGTACCTCTGAAACAAGTCTTCCACTTGTACCAAGTGTGGTCATAACTCCAAGTTTTCCATCACTGCGAATATTACCAATTGTTAGATTGTAAGACTCCCAGTTTTGTCTTCCTGTTTCCGGATCAAACACTAATTCTCTCATCTGCAAAGGCTTTTCAGTTTGTTGCGCCAAAGAGTGGAATACCACATAATTAGAATAAATACCTATGGCACTTTTTCCTGCAGCACCCAAACTCATTTTTTCTCTTTGATAAGTTGGAGATAAAGGAGAATATAAATCTTCTCCTTCTGACTCTTCCAATGAGCTTATTAATTCTGCCTGTTCTCTTGCCTCATCCAAAGATAAAAGTTTATTGACTTTAGACTGAACTCTTGAGTCTCCACTACTTAATACTGAAGTGTATATTCTGGAAATTTCATTTTGTGTAAACCGGCTCTTATTGTTAATGATAGTAGATAAAGCTTCTCTAAGCAGTTTTAAATCTGCTGAAGTCTTTTCTTTCTTTTCCTGAAGCTCATCTTTAAGAGCAATAATTCTTTTTTTTGCAAACTTATAGTCTTTTTTATCTTCAATCCCTTCTGCTACTTCATCCTGGTATTCCTTGATACTTTCTTTTACCTCTTCTAAAGCAATATGAGCTGCTTCTTTGTATTCTTCAATCCTGTTTCTTACCCATTTTTCATTAGCTTCCAACTCTTCATAAGAACCATTTTCATCTAACTCATTCAGTGGGACTATTTTTCCATTTTCATCAACACCATGCCATAAAGAATAACTGTTTTGTTTATCTACATCAAAGTCAAGACCCATTTGTTCTGTAAAGTTCTTAGGTAGAATGATGAGGTCTCCACTATCATAAGGTAAAAAACCTACTATCTCTACCTGAGACATACTTGAATGCCCAGATGTTGGTATACGAAAAGTAGTAGAAGTTAAAAGTTCTTTTGAAACTCTGTCTTCATCTAACATCCATCTACCATCTTCTCCTTGTTTAGCATACCCATCTTTAATAAGATCTATGATTTTACCAGCACTATTTCTAAATCTTGCAGGAGCAAACACCTGTGCTTTTTTAAGTTTACCATCTTTGTGTAACTCAGCTGCAGAAAGTTCACCGGTAAAAGAGGAAGTGTAAACCATACCCATTTTTTGTTTATCTGTAAGACTGGTTTCACTTGCATACTTAAAACCTTGCTCAGAACCAGCCACAAAGCTGTTTCCGGGCAGTTTTAATTTAAGTAGCCTGTTTGTAACAATACTGTTTAAAAGTGCCTCATACCTGTTGCTGTTAGGTGACATCCATAAGGGGATAGCAAATTGAACATCTATAATTTCACCTTCTCTGTTTCTTACCGGAGCTACATCCAAAGCTTGTATGTCCTGTAAAGGAAAATCTCTTTTTTCTGCTTCTTCTTTTAACAGCTTTTTCATCTTAGCAATAGTCTTGCTTTTATTTATTGGCTGTCCTGTTACTTCATCAATACCTAAACTTTCATACAGTTTATTTTTTTCATTTCTGATCCAGGTATCAAATAGTCCGTTATAGGTTCTGTGTAAATCTTTTCCGGAAACTTTTTTACCACCATAATCAAAAATATTTTCTTCAATATCTGCAATACCATCACCAAAAAACAGCTTCATCATCTGTGTTCCAAGTGGAGTAGTATCTTCACTATTCTTACCTGCTTTAAATGGTACATCCTGCTGTATTCTAAAATTCTCTCTGTCCATTAACATAGCTGAAGTATCTATGCCAAGTCTTAATTCTGCATGAATATCCTCTGCACTAATTGAACCAGGTATATATTTACCAGAAGCATCCCAGATAGAAAGTGTTTTTGCAGTAGAACCAACTTTATTACCAGAGTCATAAGAAGCTCTTACATTTTTACCGGTTCTGTTTTGTACAGACTCCAGTGCTTTTCTGACATGATCTAATTCAGTTCCTTGTGTCAGTTGTGGCAATAGAGGAAAAGAAGATGTCTTTACATAAATTACTCTGTTATGAGTATCTTCTTGCATGTGGCCTGTAACAACAGGTTTCAAAGGGTTGAAAACAAGTTTTCTATCTTCATCACTTATGTAATCTTGTTCACTAATAGGTCTGCCTTCCTGTTCAGCTTTATATTGATTATCCAGCTTTTGCATCAAAGCTGTATATTTTGTAGCTGGTATTCTACCAAGTCTGTACACCACATCTAAAGCTTCTTTTGCAGTAGTATATTCTTGTGCATTAGTCCCTTCAATTTTAAAATATCCTGAAAGGGATGGAAATTTTTTACCTAGCCATTTTCTTGCAGTCTTTAGTTCAGCTTCATTTTCACTGGTTCTTAGTTTTTCTAATTGAGCTTCCACCTCTTTAGTCACAGCTTTGTCACCATAGTATAACTGTATTAAATACTCTGAATTAGTAGATACTGAATACTTATCATCTAAAAATAATTGTACATAACTATCTCCAACTGAATTAAACAGTGAAGTACCAGGAGCAAGCAAATATGCAAGTCTCTTACCAGTATTCACACCCAACACCTGTTTGGCAACTTTTGAATATACCTCATTGTTAACCGGTTCATAAGGAATACCATTTTCAAAACTATCTGCAGTAAACACTTTACTATCTACTACAAAATTAGCTATGTCCCCAATAAAAGTCATGTAATGATTTGCATGAGTATAAAAACTATTAATGGCAAAGTCCATTGCTGCCATTTTTAACCTGTCTTCCATTGGGACATTATCCGGTAACTCTCTTCTCATATACTCAGAGTCCATAAACTTTATTTCAGAAAGTTTATCATTTTTGTATACAAGAAATCCACTGGATTTTGCAGAGTCAATTATTTTTTGTGTTTCAGCTTCAATAACTTTTTCAACAAGTGCATAAGCATCTTCTTTTATACTTCCCAGAACTTCTTTTGCTTGTGCATCTGTTAAATTAGTTTCAGCTAAAAACTTAATTAATCTAATGCCTTTATACTGGAGATTATTCATTTCAGGGATAAAATGAAATATCTGTGCACCTTTGTTGTAACCTTTTTGATTGGTAAGACTGTCAGGAGAAACACCCATTTCTTTTGCCTTCCCATGATGAGACACTATCCTTTTAAACTCAGATTCTATCATTTGAGAAAATAAAACAGCTTTAACATCTTCAGACATTTTTACCTCTTTTCCTTGCATTAAATGAGTCCTGTTGAGTCTCATCACTGCAGTAGCTAAAGTCAACATAGTAGTTTTATCAGACATGGTAGGAAACAGCATTCTTGCCATTCTCATAGGAATACCATTAAAAGTGGTAGAACTCACTTCTCCCTGCTTAGTATCCTGGAACAAACCAAAGTTCAATAAATTATAATCAGCTTCAGCTAATGATGTAATTTCATTTACCCCAAAAGTTTTTTTACTCATTTGCTGAATAGCTTGAATGCCTATATGATCCACAGAAACTTTATCTCTGTAGTCTGCATCCTCCTGCATCAATCTTAGATTTTCTGATGTTCCATCAAAAGGTAAAGCTCTTTTAGCTGTAATCATACTGCCATTATTTCTTCTAAGCTTGTCCAATTGCTGAGTACCAAATTTATTAGGAGTTCTGCCATATACAGTCTTATCTCCATCCCGATAATTCATTGTAGAAACAGAAGTAGTATACTTCTTCTCTATATTAGCAAGTTTTTTAAGCACACTCCCCATATCATTAAAAGGATGGAAACCATCTTCTTCAGTGAACAGAAGTTTATCTCCGGAAAGATGAGCTATTATTTCCAATTGTCTTGCAAGTAATCCAAACAAACCATCTGTTTTACTAGCAATAGGAAACATCTGTGCCCAAAGTATAGTATCAGTTTTATTTCCTGTAATAGTTTTAATAGAATACCCTTTCAATTTAAGTTCACGAATAGTTTCTCTGGTTACTTTCAAACCAAAGTAAGTATGCATCCACTCTCTGATTTCATCAAGATTTTTATTTTCCTCTTTACTATCAGGATTAATCTTAAACATTCTGCCTGAAGTTAACCACTCATTGTAAATAGCAAGAGCTTTTGCTGCTGCATCCTGATTTAATTGGTATTCTTCATCAACACTCAGTTTGGATAGAGCACTTAGTTTAAAGTTTTCTTCCCACTGAGTTTGTATTGCTCTCATTTTTTCTGTGGCATTAGTATCATACACTTTCAATGAGTATTTACTTCTGTTTGAATTCCACATTAAAAATTTAGGTTTAATAGTATGGTTAGACATAGCACTCACCCAAGCTCTCTTTACCTGGTCAGGAGCTTCAACAAGTCTTTTTACTGTTTCTGTTAACCAAGGTTTTGTTTCAGATGCTCTTTCCAACCTTTCAATCATATCTTCAAAATTGGCATGTACATCTACAGGAGAACTGAGTATATCACTTATCTGGTCATAAACATAGTCAAAACCAGGATAAGTAACAAAACCAAGAAATCCTCTTCTCACCTCACCATTAGTACTGTATTCCGGTATTCTTGAAAAGAATCTTTTTAGTTCAGCAGTAACACTGTCTTTACCATTTTTTTCTAAAGATGTTTTTGAATAGTTACCTTCAACTTCTCCACTTTCTTGAGCATCTTCAGAAATACCTGTAGAACTTGTTTGGTCAATTTCTGTAACAATCTCTTTTTTAATTGTTTTCCAGTTTTTATCCAATACATCTATGTTGTTAAGCAAAATATCTCCCTGCTCTATTAAATCTTTGAATCCTATATGACCTTCAGCATACAGTTTCCGGAATGTTTCCATTTTTTCAGACACCTGGATTCTTTTAGTATTCACTACTTCATCCATAACTTGTGCTATAGTTTCATTTACATTTGTTTCTGTAAATGATACACCTGATGCATCTAATCTTTCTTCTACTGTTCTGGCAACAGATCTTACTACTTCTCCTCTGTCATCTGCATTAAGGTCTTCAATAGTATTTAATCTTTTTTTCACTTTACTTAAAGCAGCATCTGTGATTTTATCATAATTCTCTTCTGAAGGATTTAAAGATTCTTCCATTTCCACAGAAGGAGAGAAAAATTCTCCGCTGTCTCCCATAGCTTTATTAATGGCATCCTGACTCCAACCCATAGCTTTCAATTCTTCAGGGTCAAACATACCTGCTATTTTATTTTTTTTCTCTACAGCTTCAATAGCATCCTGAGCAGCTCTATTTTTCATGACAGCAGTTTCATCCTCTTTATAGTTAAAGTGGATAGTTGGCTGTACAAATGAAGTGTAGACAGGTTTTTCTGCAGTACCTATATTTATGGATCTTACATCAGTGGTCAACTGGTCTTTAAGATAACCCCCATAAGTGGTATCCCCTTGTGTTGACTTGTAAGTAACTACTTTTCTTTTTCCTTCAGCATCCTTTATCACCATAGCCATAGCACCCTTTGCTTCTGTCATACCTGCCTGAGAAATATTCTGCTTGAATTTAGGTAGCACTTCTTCTACAAATCTCTTTACATTTTTCATAGCTCTTTCCATCTGTGCAGTTTCACCTGCCTTTGGTGGAGATATAAATAAATACTCAACAGGTTTTTTCTTTGTGTTACCGGCTTCATCTGTTTCATATCCATTACCATCTTTTGCTCTTACAGGGGCTGTTCCCCAGTTAAGCCCAAGAATACCAAACATTAAAGCTCTTTGCTGCACTGAAACAAAAGGTGTCCCCAAAGTATATTTTCCTTTTGCTACATTTGAATTTAAAGATGCCATTTTATCTTCAGTACCTGTTGCAGGGTCAACATTGACACCAATGAACATGTTCAGATACTTTTCAAAATCCTGAACATTGTACAAGTCCAATTTTGATATGCGAAGGATTTCAGCATGCATTTGTTCTACCTCTTCAGTAGGATTAAATCTGCTGATATAAACCTCTACTGCTGCTTCTACTGATGATGTAGCTGCAGCAGATAAAGGGTGAAAAACAACTTCTGTTGCCTGATACATAGTTTCTCCATTCTCATTAATTCCTGCAGGTATCAAATTGTATCTGTAACCGGAAGGCTTTGCTTTTCCCCATTTACCATTCTCCTTATCCCAATAAAATTTGATATGATCCGGATTGGTTATTCTACTTAATGGTACAGCACCTTTTTCTGTAGCAAGGTCATAAGTCTTAGTGGTGACTGCAATAACACTTTGAGGAGTCTTTGAATTAATTGGACCAAACTCTTTACTTATAAGTACTGTGCCTGGTTTTTTTTCAGTAATAGTAAGTTCTAAAGGTTTACCATTAAGTTCTATAATGTGATTTCTCAAATCCATCACTCTTTTTCTTGCTTCATTGATAATCCTTTGTTGTTCCAAAGGAGTTTGTTCCTTTCCTATATTAGATGGATTATACCAATGAATATCATGGACCTGAGCAACAGCTTCTCCCTCTGCATTGTATATTAATACAGGAATAACTTCTGCAATTTGTGAAGAAGTTTTATCAACTTTCCACTCACCAAAAGAAATAGTTTTTATTTTTTCAGCATTCTCATTTCTTATAGTAATTAACATTTTATCCAGTTGCTCTACTGGAGGTATTTTTGCAATTACTTTAGTTCCTGCAGCATACTTATTTGTGTTAAGTAAATCTTTATGGTTGATGTTTTCATCCTGAATAAGTTCTGCATCAGAGTCATTCATAATACTTCTGAAAGCAAACTTTAATGTGTCTGAAATAGTTTTTAATACACTTGGTTTTTTTACTATTTTATCTCCACTTTCATTTTCATCAAACTGTAAACCATCAGTATGTAATGTATGAAATAAATCAGCCTGGACATTAGCTTCTTTGACATCTTCTTCAGTTTTTAGTACTTCCTGTTGTTCCAATGCTCCATCTAACATCTCAGCTAAAGCATCTGCCTTAGCTAATTCTTCCTGCACATTACCATACCCATTTAACTTCCAACCCAAAGTAAGAACAGGTTCAATTTTTTTTGCAAGTTCTTCTCCTTTTAACTCTGCAAATCTTGCTCTCAGTTCCTGGTAAGTAGGTTCAGTGCCTAAAGTCTTTTTTACAGCTTCATAAAAATCCTTTACTTTAGTTTTAGCAGAGTTTTTCTTTTCTTCAGACATACTATCCTCTACACTTGGAGAAAAGAAAGCAGTTCCGGAAGTGGTAAAAGTGGAAACCCCTGCTAAAGGATCTGGAACAGACTCTACCTCAATTTCAGTGGCTAAAGCTGTAGCCTGAATGTTTTCAAAGTCATCCACAGCAGTAGATACAGCAGGTGTTCCAATGCCTGGGAGAATTGGTTTCAAATCTTCAGCAATAGCTCTGGTCTCCTCTTCAGACACTTCAGAAAGTATTCCACCTGTAGTATTTTGCACTGCAGTTTGTCTATCAAGATTTTCTTTCTCCTCCTGTATCCTTAATGCATCTCTTCTGCTTTTTATTTTGTTTTCTAGTTCCGGAGTAAGTTCACTTTTTGGTATTTGAGATGCTCTGGCATCTAATTGTTCAGAATCTTCTGCAGTTTCAATAAGGTAAGAAAGTCTTTGTTTTCTGTTCTTTGCCTGAAACTCTTTTGACTGAAGCTCAGTTAACTCTTTTCTGAGTACCTCAGTAGTGTTCTCTGCTTCATACTTCAAACCATACAGCTTTGCCACCTGGTTTTCAGGGTTCATAGCAGCAATGATTTCCATATCTTTGTTCAACTCTGCAGAAGATACCTGTCTGCCCTCCATCTCTTCTACTCTCTTATTAGCAGCAAGCTTCTGTTCTTTTGTAATAGCTCTGGATTGTTGCATGTAAGCATCAAACATATCTTTCCCTTCCGGTGAAAGACTGGCATAATCAGGGGTATTCAGTTTAGCCTGTTCAATGGAAACATTAAGGTCCTGCAGTCTCTGAGAAGTTTCATGTAAATCAAACTGTCTTTGAGTAACAGACATTACAGTATCTCTGTCATATACTTCTTTGTTTTCATTGTACAACTTTTGTACCATTTGAGCATCCTGTATGTAAGTAGGAAAAGCTTTCTTTACCCACTCAATATCTGCCTGTGGTCCAAACTCTGCTTGAAGTGCTGTAACATCTCCTTTTTGTGCCGCTTCCAATGTTTTATTTAAGAAGGTCATATAGCCACCAAAAGCAGCATCACTATCTTTTAAACTATCTAAATGCAATCCTGTAAGAGCTTTTTGTTCCCCCATGACTCTTCTCAATGCAGATGCTTTTCCAACTTCACCAAGCTGGTCAAATTTCTGTAACTGTTCAGCCATTCTCATACCATATCCATTAAGGCCATTAATAAAGCCTTCATGCTGTTGTCTTAATTGTTTTTCCTGTTTACCATTCATTAATTTTTGTACACCGGTCTGTGCACCACCAAGTATAAAACCACCAACAACACCACCCATGAAAGAGTCCCAGATTTCTCCGTCTCTTTGATACTCCATAAACCTTTTACCAAAATCTTTTCCATCAGCTTTACCTGCAAGCACATCAGCTGCATGCACACCTTCTCTGGAAGCAATGTACTGATACCATTCTTCTACACCTTCCAGACCAGCATTGCCCAGCATCTGTGTAGCACCGGCTACAAACTTGTTTGGTATTTTTGCAAATAAACTTTCTAAAGCTCCTGTACCTCCACCTGACATTGGATTAATAGTCATGAGTCTTGCCTGAAGAACATCATTAGCAACTTTCAATAAATTCCATCTGGCTGTAGTAGTAGCAGCTTCTGCAGATATTTTTTGAATTTGCTCATCAGATAAATCAATTTCTCCTTTATCTCTCATCAACTGATACTTTTCTTTAGTTTCTTTGTAAGTATCAGCTCCTTCCATGTATAACTCATTCATACCTTTGAAACCGGCAGTGAGCATCATAGCATTTTTTATCTTCTGAGAATTAGAAGCAACTTTAACCAATTCAGTCAAAGCTCTCATGTTTCTTGCTGTTTTAAGCAGTTTAAATTTACTGGCTAAATTCCCAAGCTCTGCAGTCAAACCTGCACCACCTGTAGCATAGGTGACAGCAGCAGTTTCAGCTAAAGCCTCTACCATAATACCTAAAGATAAACCTGATTGCCCCACTATTTTTCCCCACCAGCCACTATCCAGCACTTGCATGGATTTACCAGGGTTTTGCTCATAGATTTTCATTTGATTTTTCTCCATGAAATCTCTACCCCAGTCACCAAGCATGTTGCCATATTCAGCATCCATACCTGCAAGCATCTCAGCTGTACCTTTCACATCCAAAGTGGAACCTAAAGCAGAAGTAAAACCTCCTACTATTCCTACACCAAAATTATTCAGGGTTTTTCCCAGAACCTCTGCTCCAGATTGAGCACTTGCAAGGTCTTGCTGATACCCGGTATGAAAAGAACTTTCATTTACTCCTGCTGCAACTCTCTCTCTGTACTCAGGAGTGATGTCAGGAGAACTCTGAGGTACTCTCACTTCTTCAGGAGAGTATTTTTTATTCAAAGCATCTTTTATGATTTTAGCTGTACCCAATACAGGTGTGTTATTCACAGGAGCTGCTACTTTTGATTCCATAGCCTGTTTAATAACATCTGCAGTACTTTTTATTGTGCTTCCATTTGCATCTACAACTTCTCTACTTGTTCCCATTATTTATTTTTTGAGGTTTGAATTTGTGCTTTGTAAGCACCTAAAGCTTTTGCAATATCAGTAAGATAAGTAGTTAAAGTACTCTTATCTGCCAGAGTTGCACCACCAGGAAAATTAGAACCAAATTGACTGGCTGGAATCACATTTCCATCCCAATCAGTTATAGTCATATCATTGTAACCAAAATTTCCATCTGATCCCATTCTAACTTTTGCAGTTACCTGATTACCAAGACTGATAGTGTGAGGTAAAGGATTGCTGTAATCCAAAGAAATACCATCAGTACTTGCATAAGGAACCTGAGATAACTGGCTTGCAATACTTCCTGCTACCGGATCTGTAGCTATAGTGTAAAATTCTTTCACTGCATCAGCAGGAATAGAGTAGTTATCAGCCACATATTTTTCTACCTGCTGAGTTTTACCTTTATTTTTAAACTTAACTTTTAGATTACCATTGTGATAGTCAAACCCATTTCCAAATTCTATTTTCAAATTGTTATCTGCTAAGGCTTTTGTATTGACTGCGTACTCCACAATAGTATTGTCATCAACATAAGATGTATTTAAAGGTATCAGATAAGGGGATAATTGTGACATACTATTAATAATAGTTTCTCCACCCCTCCAACTTGTTCCGTCTAATTTTAAAGTGATAGGATTACCATCAACACCCATCATATTGAAATCTTTAGAAGACTCCAAAGCTTTAGTAATAGCCATCTGTACCTTACCCAATTGTGTAGTAGGATTGATGTTCATAGTAGAATACTTGATAGTATTATTATCTTGAAATAATTTAATCAAATCTCCCTTTTTGCTTGCATACTTATCAACTTTAGCAAACATTGCATTTTTCCTATCTGCAACCTTCATAAGAGCTTCTTCTTCTGCCTTATATCCTTTACCTTTTGCAGCATCTAAAATAGCTTTTGAAACAGGATCTAAATTTGCAAAATCTGTTTCTGTAATACTATGTTTACCAATTCCTTGTGTCATCAAAAGAAGAGCAGGTTTTATGTCTTCATATCCTTTAGCATCAATACCTAAAAGTTTTTGTGCTCCTGCCTGTATAGCTTTAATATTCTCCAGAGCATTGTTGTATCTGGTAGTTTGTTCTGCAGTAGGATTTGGTATATTTTTGTAATCTTTTAAAACTTGATACATACCGGCTACAGCACCCTCAGGTTCAAACATTTGCATACTGCTTTCAGTAACTATAGCAGCCATATCCAATGGATGTGCTAATTTATCTTTTAATTTTTCTAACTCCTGAGCAGCATTGATATCCATCTGTTTAAGAGTGTAGGGATTTGCCCCTGGTACAGTCCCATCTTTTGTAATTTTATCAAAACCATATACACCTGCAAGCCCTCTAAGAGCAGGAGCCATAAAAGATTTATTGTTAACAGACATTCTGCCTTTATCATCCACTGTGTAAGGAGCAATAAATTGTTCCTGTCCTGAAGCATCTTTTTCAGAATATCCAAAATTAGGATTCCAACTTTGCATCTGTCTGGCATACCCCATAATATCAGGGTCTGCCATAGCAAGATTTGTAGCATTTCTGATAACCTCCTCCTGTGTCATAGACTCATGAGTAGTTTTATCTGTATAAACCCATTGTCCAGTGTGAACATTAAAATGTGAATCACTGTTAGCAATTTGGTCTTTCATGAACTTCTGTATTTTTTCAGGTATGTTTTGGTTTCCATAAACATTTTCAATGCCAATAGATTTCCCAGTTCCTGCTGCATCATCAAACTCACTACCTTTAAAACCACCTAAAGTAGCATTTTTCCACAACTCATATTGTTCCGGAGTAATTCCACCTTTATCTATAGGTAAACCAATTCTGGCTTTCTCTTTTGTATCTGCTGCTTGAAAAGCATCATACTGAGATTGCCAGTGAGCTGCTTTACCTCTGGTAAAATCTTTGTGTATTTGTTGTCCTAAATCTCTTACAAGAGGCATTTGCTTTTTCCATGCCATAGGGTCATTCTGCAATGTCTTTGTTAAAGATGTTACTTTCTCTTCCATTTCATCCAGATACTTTTTTACCTCTGGTTGATCTGCTGCAAGTGACTTTAGTTTTAACAACTGATCATTAAGTACAGCAAATTGTTGGTATTGTGTATCTATGTTCTGCTCATTGACTTTCATAGCAGCTATAAGTTGCTCCTGAGGAAGCTTATACATGAAATCCACAGTCTCAGGACTGGCTGTTTTATATAGTGCTCCCATTTACTTTGTTGTTTTTAAACCTTTGTAATTACCTAAAGCATCATACTCAGCTTTTAACCCATACTTATTTAAATCAGACATCATAGCCAGGAAGTTTTTATTTTCCAAAGCAGTGTTTTTATTTTTACCGGCATTCTGTACAGTAGTGCCTGCATCTTTAAGATTTGTAGCAAATTGAGAAAAGAAATTATCTCTGTCAGCTCTGTTTCTCTGGTCTGTTGCATCAGCTCCTGCCATTCTGTATTTATCAGCATCAGAATTTATCTGGGCATCAACACCAAACTGAGCCATCATCTGCTTTGCATAGTCTTCTCTTGCATCCAATTTAGCTTTATTACCTGCCATCATTGTAGTCAAGTCCAAAGCTCTGTTAGTACTCAAGCTTCTTGTAGTATTCTTGTTTCTGTCAAAAGCTGCATTCTCAGATAAGGTGATATCATTAATAGCTGAATCTTTCAGATAGCCAAGATTAGCCATTGCAGCTTTACTGCTTTTTTTGGCTTCAGTACCATAGTTTGCATAAGCATTTACATTTGGTTTATCACCAAACCTATTTGCTAAAGTCATCAATGAAGGGCCCGCTGTTCCCATAGTCATACCTACTGTACCTAATTTATCTCCCGGAGTTGTATTAAAAGCTGGCTCTTTTGGATCACCGGCATACCCATTGTAATCTTCTATGTCTTCAAGATTTTCATCCTGGTGTACACCAAGATAATCATCAAACTTTGCTTTAGCTGCATTTACACTTGACTTGTTATTAATAAGAGCTTTAGTATTACCTGCCATAGATGCACTCCATCTTGGAAGTAGGGGTTGAAATCCTGGTATAGAACCTGGCCCTGTATAAACACCTGTAGCTCTATTAGGAAGCTGATTGCCCTGTCTTTTATTGTAATCTCTTATAGCTTTGTTTACCTCATCCCCAGCAATACCATCATAACTTCCATCTGCTTTTGTAGACTTGGGAAGCTTGTACCCTTTAGAAGCCAGAAAAGCCTGAAGTTCTTGTATACTCTGGGGAGTATTTTTGTATGTCTGTGAACCTGTTGTACCTAACACAGGTCTTGTCAAAGGTAATGCACCTGCTCCTCCTGTACTTACAGGAGATACTGGAGTTGTTACTGTAGCCGGAGTTGTAACAGCTGCAGGTATAAATGGTGTAGTAACTGCAGGTGTAAAAGTAGGAGTAATACCGGCTCTAATAACCTGTAATTCTTTCCATTTTTCAGGTTCATTTTCTTTCATCCAGTCATCCATATTAAAACCATACACAGGAGTTCCATCTGGACCAGTTCCCTTATCATACTTCATAATTCCACTGCTGCCATAAGCAGCCACTTGTGCATCTTGCTGTGGGTTTCCACCAGGTTGTGCACCAGGTTGAACCTGTGGAGGCATCATAGCTGCTGAAGCAGCTTCCTGTATCTGCAAATCTTGCTGTTCCTGTATGTCAGCAACCTGCATGGTTCTTTTCAATGTATTTTGATTAATGTAATCTCCTGGATTTTTTTCAAAAACTTTAGCAATTCTTTTCACAGCTCTTTCTCTGTCCACTTTTCTTTGTGCCATAGTTTTACCATCTATGGATATTCTTTCAGAAAAAACTGTAGTACCTTCAGGGACTGCTCTGTTCTCTCCCCCCTGCTCATGACTTTTACCCTGTACTTTTGTAACAGCAGTTCCTGTATCTAATACTTCTCCATGTTCTACATTTACCGGAACACCTACAGCAATACCACCACCTGCCATTACTCTGTTGCTGTTCAAACTTGTAGGTCTGGAATCAGGTACAATTCTGGTCATGCCAGCACCTGGAGAAGAGCCTGCAATAGCATCAGCAAGTCCTGCAAAACTGGACTGCATATAGCCTAAAGAAGCTCCAAGAATATTACCACTCATATCACCACCTGCCATGCTACCAGCACCTTTTTCTTCTCCACCACCCATACCTCCTAAAAACTTAGAAAACATAGATGCTATACCTCCTCCTGCCATCATCTCATCTTCAGTTTCATCTTGTTGTGAACCTTGCAACTGAGCTGCCATTTGCTGTACAGCAGCCTGTTGTTGTTCAGGTTTCATCTTCTGCAAAGCCCCAACCACTTGCTTAGGGTTAGCACCAGTAGCCTGGCAATAAGCTTGAATAATCTGCATCAGTTGATTTTGCTGAGAGGAAACTTTACCCCCTCCTGCATACTGATGTCTCATCTGAGTAAACTTTTCATCAGTAACCCATATTTTTCTCTTAGCCATAGTACTGTAAATTTAGCTTTAATTTTTATCATTTGAAAATTAATTATTCATCAACTTCTATCTGATGATATAATACTCCATTTTTTACTTTACTCTTTAAAACAGTTCCTCCATAAGCAAAAGGCAAAGGTTCAGGTACATTGATTTTTTTTGACACATCACTACCAAGAACTTTAACTGCTTTTCCAAAATCATCATGAGGGCCAAAAAGTGGTACTTGGTCAATAGGCCCTTCCACTGTTACAGGGGCCTTTTTATACAAAAGAAAAGGCTTCCCAACTGTAGATAGCATCCCGGCTTGTTTTTCAGTAATGTACTTATTAGCATTAACTTCTTTTGCCCACTTTGTATAATCATCTGGGTCAAATTTCCAAATGTCCCTAACATGGCCCATGACTTGATCTGACTCCTTATCATAGGTAAGATATCTCATGTGACCTGCTATATTATCATTTACATCTCTTAGATTACGGTCTGTACCAACTGAAATAGTCTCTCCGGAATCTTTCAGATATTTTTTTAAGAGGGCTAATTTTTCATACTCACTTTGACCAACCTGAGATAAACCCTGTTTAATACCAACTTTTTCTGGCAAGGTTATCCCACTTGTAATATCATGCAAAGAGAAAGGCTCATCTTTTCCACCATATAAAAGCCCCAAATCATAGGTTTTCATATCTCCATGTCTCTTTATGTATTTATCTAACCCTTTTTTAATTATATCTCCTTTATATTCTGTAAATCCTTTATCATTTTGGTAGATAAAATTATCAAGTAAGTTCCTCTCAGGGTCAGCATAACCTGGAGAAAGAACCCCTGTGTAAGTGTCTTGTATAGGGTCTCTTTTTAAAAGGCCAGTAAAAGCATCCTTTATCTCCCCTACACTTCTAATTGGATAAGAGCTTTGACTTGCAATCCTTTTTCCAAGTTCTTTTTGTACATCTTTTACTATAGGTATAGTATTTGTAAAATTGGCCAATCTATTACCAGCAGCAAAAAAAGTAGCTTCTAACTTTTTCTTTCTGGCTCTTGCTACTTCTGCCCAACTCTCTACTCCAATTTCATTAGCCCAATCCTCAACTCCTAATTCTTTAGCATTGCTTTTCCATATCTTATATAAAGGATGGTTTTTCCCTTCCAAAAGACTTGTAGTTCCTCTTGCAGGGTTAGATACGAAAGCATCTTTTACTACATTTGCAGCTCCTTTTGTTGTTTCATAAGGAATGAGGGGATTAACAATATTATTTATAAAATTACCAGTAGTATTTTCTGTTGTCCAGGTAGAAGCTTTTAAAGGGTTGAAAGTAGAAGCACCAAGCATCCTGCCTGTTATAAGTGGCATAGCAACAGCAGAAACATAAGGGGACACTGAACCAGTTTGTTCTGCTGCAAGCGGAGCTTCTCCTAAAGCTTTTGCACCTTCCCCTACTATCATCTTTGGAACATTTAGCCACTCATCAAAAAAGGAGTTAGGATCATCAGGAAAAAGCCTCATCTTATCCGGGATAGCCTGCACAGCCTTAGCCATATTTTCTTTTGTCCAACCTTTTCCACCAGGGATAACAGACATTTTTTTCTGCACCTCATCAGCCTCTTTTATCTTTTTCTTCCTTTCAAAAATCAATTGGTCATCCTGTCTTTGTCTAATCTCCTTCTTTATATCAGACATCACCTTTGCTTTTTCCGGAGCAACAATCTTAGTTTTATCTATAGATTGTACAGCCTTAATATTATCTGCAGGAGCAGACCCTTGCACAGGAACATAATAATCCAGTGTTCTTTTATTTGTCTTTACTATAGGTTTAGTATCAGGCATAGCTTATGTTTTATCTGAAAGACTCCTGTGGGTCTGTTACAGTAAAATTAGTTATCAACTGTACATCATGCAAGTTATCTAAAATTAATCTAACTATCAAAAATTTATCCCTTAAACTTTCCAACTGAGTCCAATCTTTGCTAAAGTCAATTACTGTAGTATCTAATACTTTATCAATAGGAAAACTTCCTCTGATACTTGTCCAGTCTTTTTTGAACACCGGTTTAGCATAATCCACTCTATAATCCCTAATATCATTGATACACCAGTCTCTCTCAGCTCTGTCTATAAGAATCTCTCCTGGTCTGTTTTTTATTTGTTGAAACAAATACAACTGTGGATTAGGTTCAGTGCCTTTTACAGTCAATGTTACTTCTCCTGTTGTTTGTCTGCTATTGTAGAAAATGGCTTTGTTGAAGAAAGTATATCTCACATCCACATATTCTTTACTGACAGCATCATACTTTCTGGCAGTTACCTGTAACATTATATCATCCCAAAGCTTAGTTGTTAAAGGGTTATCCACAGAAACAAACTCAATGATGTGTGGATAATCTTGTCCATAATAGTTAGTAAACAAGCCTTCTTTATTGTGGGCCCACATCTGATGATCTACAGTAGAAATTAACCGGTTAGGAGTGGCTATATAAAAATTAGGGATATAAGAGTGCCATGATAACAAACATTCTTTTCCTTCTTCTATGGAAAAGCTAACAGTCCAGGACTTATTTTCAAAAAATCCCCTGTTGTCTACACTAATATTCACAGTGTTTCCATTTATTAAAGTTTGAAAAACACCTTCTTCCTGACTCCAGGTTATTTTTCCTTCAGATAAAACTGAAGAGTATTTACCTTCTACTATTAAGTAATCTTTCTTAGTTATTAACACTCTGCCATAAATCCTGTCATAACCAGTATGAATACCAACTCCTTGTGGATTAGCAGGATTGTTAACAAAAGGGTAGGGAAAACCTGTGATACTTAAAAATTGATTTTCAAGATAATTATTAAGATTATTTAAGAACCAACTGGCATTACCAAGTCCACTCAATTCTAATGGTCTGTATCCTCCATTAGATGCACTCCCTAAAAGATAAATCTTACTTTTAATCTCATTGACAATTACAATACCTTCTTTCACTTTCAATAGTGCCCATTTATGTTGGGTTCCCATCTCTCCCATCTCAGAGTCCAACACAGGTCTTGGTGGAACAGAGAAAAACTCTCCTGTACCAATAAAACTCACAATATCTCCAGTTACCCTTTCCTGAAAAACCTGAGGTAATTCCCAACAAGACTCTTCAGTAAAAACAAACAGTTTATTAAATCTTCTTACTAATCCGGTAATAGCACCATGCTCACTTTCAATGTCTCTATAGTTATTGGGTTTAAATATTTTGTAGTTATCTGTTAATTCTTCCTGAAAAGACTGTTCAGTATAAGCCACTCTATTTGGGTGATCCTCTAAACAATCTGTACAACAAGTGTAAGAGCTGGGCAATGGCCGGTATATATTCTGAAGATTTTGTCTTGAGAAATCTTTGTTGTAATGATAAATATCAGGACAAGGCATATCTCTTCTCCAGGCTTTTCCATCTCCTTCTTTATCCCATGTCCATCTGTTTTTAAAAAATGGTTTTGCAGCTCCTCCTTCTTTAGATAAAAAGCCACCACATTCATGCTTTTGTTCTTGTCTGAGACCCATGTTTATTTCACTTTCCACATAGATGCCCATCAAAGCTTCATTGCCCATTCTGGCTTCACCATTCCATCTTCCATGATGTCCCTGGTCATCCAAATTAGTATCTTCTAAAAGTTTGTCCAGACACTCTTCTTCCATAGCCTGTACAATAGCTGTTATACCTGTTGCTACTACTCCTGCTACAGCTGCAGCAAAGGCAATCAAAGGTATAATACTGGTTCCACCTGTAAAAGCAGCAAGCACTGCAAGAATAGCTCCAACAATAACTCCCCACATCAAAAGCCCTATACCTTTTTTCTGCTCTCTTAAAGTAGAATTTGTTATGACCATTTCAGAAATAAAGACATCTCCTCCATATACAAGATGAACAGTATTTGTATCTGCAGCTGTCAGCATGCAATTGTGCATTCTGTAATATCTGAGAGAATCAAGATTTGCATGTACATCTCTGTTTACTTTAAGAGATGCATAAAACATGTTATCTCCATTATAAGGTAAAATTCTTGTAGACTTTGCCAGCTGTATTTTCTGTGTCCAGGAAGTGTTCCAGGTAACATCAGGAGTATTAAGTAAAAAATCTTTGGATACTCCATCCATGATTACAGTTTTACTTACAGGATAATGAAGCTCTGTCAGATTAGAGACTCCTCCATAGTAAAAAGATCTTCTTTCAACAACTACATCTATCTCTCTACCTGAAATTGTTTTATATTTAGGGTCATCTACCACTTCTGCAGAAGAGAACACACTACCAATATCAAACTGACATTCATTTTTAATATACTCCGGTTTCATCAAATCTTTGTTGAACAAAAATCTTGGAGCAAACACATAAGCATTATCCGGAGAATTATTAGATCTGGTAAAAAAAGAAAAAGCCTGGATAGTAGTTCCACAAGAAGTTGCTTCTTTTCTTACTCTTCCAAAAATACCTTTGTCTAAAACTGTCCTGTTCAAATCATCCCTTTCAGCTCTTACAAAATAGTGTCCCACAATGTCAGGATGAGGATATTCTATGTTGGTAAACTCTATACCTAATATTCTCACAATACTATCATCAGTAATAGAGCTGTTTGTTTCTCTCACTTCCACACTATACTCAAAATCAGCAGCATAAGTAGTAACAATAGTACCTGTCTCATCTAAGATTTGAAAGTCTGATACATCTCCTGAAATAGCAGCAGCAAGGTGTCCTATTAAATCTACCTTTAAGTTTCCTGGAGTAATATCCGTAGAAGGATATATATTTAGTGTAACTGCAACAGGAGTCAACAGTGGATTTTCATAATTAATTGTTAAAGTAACAAAAGGAACTGCAGGAAAAGTAGCTCCCTCTTTTAAGCTTACAGTCACATAAATACCGGTGTTACCTGTATGGACAGTTCCACTCACTTTTAATTTTTCTTTCCCTCTGCCTGGAAATTTATGATGTCTTATTGGAGTGTTCACCAATGGATTTCCACAACAATCAACACCCCAGTAATCATTGCCATTACAGTCATCTTTAGCTTCATACACACCTTCTCTGTTTTCATGGTATTGCATAGCACCTACTGCATCTTCATCTGCAGTACCACCTGTTCTCACTGAAGTGTCAAGAACCTGATATTTTTTCAAAGGGACTCCTGCATCATAAGCAGCTTCATTTTCAAACCAAGGAGTAAGATTTTCAGACCAAGATTGTTCTGCATCATCTACCACTGTTACACAAGCATTAGTATCAAAATTGTAGTACTTATTTAGAGGTCTTCCAGGTATATGGAATGCAGGAGACTCAAAGCCATCATTAAATACATAAACTATGGCTTTAGCATAAACTTCATCCCCCATAAAACCCTCTTTCTTAAAAGGGGTTAATGGATTTTTATCATTACCTAAAACACTTTGGTCAGTAGCCGGGACTGTTTCTACTCTGTATCTGGTTGCAATCTTAGAAGCATACTTTTGAAATTCACACCAATTTACCTGCTTTCCTGTTATTTTAGCAGCAATCATTCTATTCTCCAGCTGCTCAATATGCTCTGCATATTCAAGGTCTGTTTTCTTTACTAAAAGCTCCTCTACAGTACCATCAGTGTATCCGGAAAGAAACCCATCAAAAAGAAAAGTTGTTCTTTGTATATTTTGCACTGGAGAAATAACTACTTTATTAACTTCCTTAGTGCCATTAGTAGCCATAGAAACTGCTATTTGATAAAAAGGGTATTGTGTATCTAAGTTAGATAAAGTAAGCTGTATGGCTTTTGTAGTATCCAATCCTCCTGCATACTCATCTACATCAACATTAGAAGAACCCCGGATACCATTGTAAGGCATGTTTTCACTATCAGCATATAAGTTTACTATTTGAGAACTGTATATCCAGGGTGTAGGATTGTAATCTGCATCTACCAATCTGATAGAAAAATTATATGTACCACTTTTGTTTTTACCACCTGTAAGAATATCAGCATCAGTAATACAGGGAACTTTGTAAACAGGAACCATGCGAAACTTATTGCAATCCCATTTTTCCCCTTCATAAGGATCTTCTACAGTGTGAGTCAATAAAAAATTTGCATAAGCTTCTGTATAAAAGTCAGGGAGTCTTGCAAAATTTACATATCTCAAAGGGTTTATTTTACCATTAGCAAAATAAACTGTGTGCTCACAACCTCTCCTAAGCCTGTAAAGACTGTCTATCTGATGCCCAATTTGAAAACCTAAACAAGAAGATGTAATATGTGGAACATAAGTGCAAAATTTATCTGTAATGCCAATTTCTGAAACACCGGTTTGTGGATTTACAGAAAAAACTATAAAAGCATCATCTCCAATGTACACCTCTGAAATAGGAAAAAAGCCTGAGCTTAAAGTTCCACAAAAAGAGAACCCCATTTCAATTACTGTATTGTTTTCATCTCCCTGCACAGTAGAGTTCATTACATTAAGAGCATATCTTTTTGTACCAGGAGGTTGTTCTTGTGGAGAACATTCTGTATAAACACCTTTTGCTATTTTTTGTATTTCTTTTTGCTTTGCCATTATTGTCCTCTAAAGTAACTAAAACCTTTTCTACCATCAGGATTATTAAATCTTCTTGACTCTGGATGAGCAAGCTTACCAAAAAAGCCATGATATCTGTTTGTCTGAGGTATCATATAACTTCTTTGTCTCATTTGATTTTCATGTTCATCTACTCCTTTTATCATCAAAGAATAGTTCCCTGCTTGTTTGCAATACCAATGCCAATCACTCTCTGATTTTTGAAGTCTGGATTCAGACCCCTGTCTGTTATTATAAAAGTTTCTGGACATAAGTTTGTAAGTAATGTACTGTACTATAGCAGTAACATAACTATAGTGATCCGGAATCATGGGCCAACCTGTAACCGGGTCCACTACTTGTCTTAAATATGCCAGAGCTATTTGTCCACTTTCAAAAGAAAACCTTACTGTGTTGCCGGCAATAATAGTGTATTCATCTCTTGTAGTCTGATAAGCAATTTGATTTTCAGGTAAAGAACAGACCAAAGAATTAAAAAATACATTATCTGCAAGGTATACAGGTTTAAAACAAGATTGATTTACTTTGGATGTTGCCCAACTTCCATACTCCCACTGCAAATCAAAATAGGGTCTGTAGTAAGCTAATTCATACTCTTGTAAAGGTTGTCCATTACAATCTAAAACCACAGGATTATTTGGGCAAGTATTAGATATAGTTAAAGGTTCAGGAGCAGCTTCAACAACTACATCAGCTGCACAAATACCCTTATCATTAGAGTCTGCATAACAAGCATTTCTTGCTATTTGTATAATAGCATGAAAACCTGTAGGAAGAGATATTTGATGGTTTACTACTTTAATGTAGGCTACAGCTTCTTCATACTGTTTAACAGCTCCTATTGCTTCCAATGCCTCACCAGTCCACTCAATAACATCACCTTCATTGAACTCACTGCCAAAATCTCTTTCAAGTTTATTGAAAATTCTATCTATGGATGTATATGGTATTTGACTCATTTTATTTTTTTAATCTTCAGTAAAGGCATCAGCCAAACTTTTATTGGTAACTTTCAATACCAGAGGATCTTCTTTGGTGTACCATTTTTTGCTGAAATAAGCATAATCAGTTCGGGTGTCATCTTCACCTTCTTTTTTTATTTCATATTTAATATCCCAATTCTTAGTGGTAATAAAACCATTTTCAATTTCTTCTACAGAAGTGTTGACACTTTTACGAAGTATAGTAGCTCCATCAGGTATTTTGGTAATACCTTCTTTGCTTCTTTTTGAGATTGATTCTGTTTGTTGTACTTCTGACATATCTAAAATTTTTAATTTACAATGTATTCTTTTCCCCCTTGAATATTTGCACTTGCTGTTCTTCTGTTACTTCTGGTAAACTGCAAAGAGTACAAACTTTTATTTTCTGCCATAGCTACTTTTTTAGACCAGTGTAACCTGTACCTAACACCATTGGTAGCTTCATTAAGATGATAGACAAATTGTTTTCTAAGCCTGCATTCTTCACATCTTTCCCAAAGCTTTTTAGTTTCTTTCCAATCCGGAGCAAAACCTTTTATTTCTCCATCTTCTCCAATCTTCATTTTAGTTTTTTTACCTACTACAAAGATATCTCCCATTTTAGATGGAAGCTTCACATGCAGACCATCTAACATGGATTGTACTAAAAACTTAAAAAATCCTGATGCAATCTCTATGTACATATCCAAAGAAACAGGGTTGTCTACCTTAAACCGGTAGTCACCATAAGCATCTCTGATACCATATTTTTCTCTTATTCTACTGGACATCATCTCTACTATTTGATTGCACATCTTCTTTTCTTCTTGCAAAACCTTCTATCAATTCTAAAGCTGCAAGTTCTACTATAGATTCAAACATACTACCTTCTACAGGAAACTCTAAAGAAAGAAAATCTATACATTTCTGGTCATCACAGCAATATCCAAACTGATACCATTTAATTGGATCTGCACCAAGAACTGATAAAGTAAGCTTTTCCGGTTTTTTTGTAGCAGTCAGCCATAAATATTCCCCATGTATAAAATAGTCTATTTTTGTTGAAGTGTATTTGGCCCCTTTCTTATATTTCTTAGAACTCCACTCACTTTCATCATATTTTACACTTCCATCCATAGACATTACAGCCTGGAATAACTGCTTATCCATACTTGCCATAACAGCAGGAAGTTTGTACTTACTACGGAGAATGTACATGCCAAGAGGTGGCACACAAGGACACTCCACTACTGGTACATCTATCATGTCCACACAAGGTACTGTTTGATAGCACCACTGAGAAATTTTTTGATTTTTATTAATTTGCTGAGTAATTACTCTTTCTCTTACTGTAATGAGTTTATTCCAGGCATGTCTTCTGGATAACCTGGCAGATGCTGCCGGAACTCCTTTGGAATATAGGGATAATACCCTTTGTAAAGCTTCTCTGTTTGTCATCCTATTATAAAAGTTTTTCCATGTAGCCAAACTTCAAGTCTGGCAGAATAATCAGGTATTTTAAACAATTCATATTCACCATCTTCTTTCAGCCATATCAACCACATTTCAGAAACCTCTCTTCCAGTCTGTTCATACTGCAATTTATAAAAGTTAAGCTGAATATTAAACTTTTTTAAGGCATTATCTAACAGCTCAGAAAAAGGGTGCAAAAGAGTTCTCCCTGCAAAATTCTTATGGATATCTTTATTGGTCTTCCAATCTCCAATGATATCTGTTCCGGTCCACAAATCATGCAGTACCAAGTCTGTAGTACCAGAATACCAGTATTCCTTATGCCACATTTTTAATTCTCTGTGTAGTATCACATACCGAGTATGATCTAAAGTGGCATAGAATTTATCTATAGCTTCCTCTTTTTTTCTTTTAGCTTCTCTTTCCAGATACTCTTTTTCACCATAAGAGTGCACTGCAGTCCCTTCTGAAGCTCCTATATCACCAGCTTCTCTCCACATTTTTAGGACCTCTGAGGTAAGCATTCTATGCTTAAAGGCATATCTTTCAGCTACTTCCTCCCAATCCACATACTCATAAAAATAAGGTATTAACGAGGATACTGATTTTATTCTTTTTCCCCTGACTGTATAAACATGCCCCAACTCCTGGAAAGACAATTCATCAAAGAACTTTTCTGTGTACTCAATACTTGTACTCAAATCCATAAGCAAATATAAAGATTTAATACAAGAGTTGTATTAATTATTTTTAAGATTTGTCTGGTCCTTTTTCTACAGGTACTTCTCCGGAAATCGGGGTAGCTCCTCCTATCTCATCATCTATGGTTTTGTCAAATTTCTTGCCTAAATAGTTTTGTATCTTTATAAAAGGAATTAAGAATAAGTCCAAAACCCTTGCAAAATCTTCCATCTGTAACCTTATAAAATTTTCCCTGAGGCTGGTCATTTCATAGACTACAAAAGCTACCATTAATCCAACCTTCATACCTTCAAAAAGAAATACTACTGTACTGAGAGTAGCCTGCAGTAGTGGATTATCTTTATGTGGATAAGAAGTAAAAGTGTCAGATAGAGCTACTGTTGCATACAACATCAGTAAACAAAACATAATCAAAAAAGGCTTCTTGAAAAACTTACCTGAATTGAAAGTTTTTTTCTCTACTATAACTCCAGCTATGAGTCCTGTAATCCAGTCTAATCCACTAAGTATGGCATACATAATAATAAACATAGAATGTATAATTAAGACCATACTAAGCCAGTTGACAGCTGTAGTCAGGCTGTCTAATATTGCAGCCAAGATTCCTATAACAACTGTAGTAAAAAGAATAATCCCTTTATTGTTAGTTACAGGAGTCAGTGCATAATGTATGTACTCTGTTAGTTTAATAAAGTCCATATCCTGTTGTTGTGTTGTTTTCATTTTTATCCTTTTTAGCGCAGGGTTCTATGCTTCTAAAGGACTATATAGTATTTGTAAAAAATAGTATTGCTAATACTATTCCTGTTAATCCAAACAAAATCATAAACACCTGTAAACCTGTTTTGATTTTAAGTTTCTTTGCAAAGAAAGAAACAATTACTAACACTAATGAGATTAGTAAAAAGACAATTCCTCCAATCATAATTTTCTGTATTTTTTAGAGTTGTATAATAGATGAAATGTTGCAGTTCTTACAAAGTAAACAGACAGCAACATGAATGAATAGTAAGGTGTTATTTTACCTGAAATAAACCCGACAAAGAAACCTGAAACTAATAAGCAGATAGTAAGTACGAATTGGTATTTATGCCAACCATCTGTAAACATTACCAGCAAATTTTTCATTAACCATACTTTTATTTTGCCTGTGTACTGGTGCTTGTTTTTACTGCTTAAATGTTTGTGCCAATATTCGTATGGAGTTTTATTTAACTTGGACTCCTCACTTAGGTCGCAAATCATTTTCGCATAGCCTGAAATACAGCCAAGTGCGTGAGCAATCACTGTAAATACAACGGATAATATTATTAGTGTTGTTGTCATATTTTTAAGGTGCTATCCACCAATTAACTGTACTGTTATCTAATACACTTGATGAATTAATTACAAAAGAAATTTCATTTACTATACTGCCTGTTGGTGCTGATAAAAAACCTTGTGTTCCACTTGGTGTGTTTACAGATAGATAGATTTTGTAACCTGTCTTTATTTTATCTGTGGTAACAGTAACAGTTCCGCTTGATAGCGTTGCTGTGCCTCGAAACCCTACATAAATCTTTTGTGTGTAGTCTAAATCTGTTATAATATTACTGTAATCTTCTCCTCCTCTTATTCCAACAAAAGAGCTATTACCGTTATTTGAAAATCCTAAATAATCATTAGCAAATGAAAAATAACTTCCAATTGGCATATAACACTGTATATCTCCGTTATATATACTAAATCTTGTTTGCGGGTCTAATCCATTATCAAAATACAAACCTGTCTCATCTGTTGCTGTATTAAACCCAAACTTTATAAATTTATCACCATCAATATTATTAAAAATAATGTTTGCATTAGCAAAATCAATATCACCAGTAACTGGCTTACCTACTTCTGTTCCTGAAAGTGGAATTGCATTCTGTGATTGTTCAAAGAAGTATCTATTAGCAGTCATAATAGTATCATTGCTTCCAGCAATTTGTGTCAATAATATAAGTGATGTACTACCACCCACATCTGCCGCAACATAAGTTACAACTTCATTAATTAAAGCAGCTTCTTGTCCTGCGTAGGATAAATAAACAGAAAACTCAGAAGATGCTCCTTCTGGTATAAATGATGCAGTAGCACTATTTGTAGTAATTCCAAAGTATTGTCCTGGGCTTAAAGGACATATAGTTGGAATTGTTAACTGAACCCCATCAGATAGAAGTAATGCATAACCTGCATCATCCGCTTGAACTGCTCTATCAGTTTCAACTAATTTAGCACCATTAGGGAATAGTGAGGATGAAGCTGATATAATAGGATTCAATGGGTCTGTATCATCTACTGTGATATTTGTTCCTTCAACAATAGAGTCTATTTTACTGCCAGAACCTGTAGATGAAATCTTTGGCTTTCTTGGATTTTTCTTGTCAATAGAGATATTATCTCCTTCTATAATATCTATGATGCCCTTTCCTTTAAGGGCATTTATATCAGCTAACATTCTCTTAATAATAGCTTGTAATCCTTTATCTGCTCCAAACATTTTGTTTATTGTTTTATTGTTTAAAATTAGACTTTATTTTTTACTCTTTTTCTTTTGTAGCTATCTGTATTAAAAATAAGTTGGATAAAATGTTACAGCAATATCCTCAACACAGGAATCAGTGTCCATTGAAAAATTAGGTAAACTAAACACCAATAATCCTGTTTTGACAACAGCACTTTGAGTGTATTGAATTTGTAATTTAAATTTGTTATTTGTATTTGCAACATCAGCAATTTCCTCTCTCATACTAACAGAAGATGGAACTATCATATTTGATAATGTAACACTACTCACTACTGATGGAGTTGCAGTAGGTACTTCTAAAATTTTCTGTGTTACAGAAAATCCAGATACTCCTGGTGCTACTAAGTTTAATGTATAAGTAATTCTACCTTGAATCTCCTCAGAACATAAATCAATAGTAGTACCATCAAAAGTAGTATCTACAGCAGGTGGTGTCTCACAACAATCAAAAAGATGTGCTGTTAAATAATCAATTTGATTTTGTTGTAAAGTATATAAAGCAGAGAAACTGTCTAGTAATTGCTGTAGGTTTGTTATATCTTCTTCATTAATAATAACATTTGCTTCAATACTATCTATTCTCTGGTCTAAATTAGTTATGTCCTCAGTATTTTGTACTACCTGAGCATCTAATGTAAAGAAAGTGTATTCAGGGTGATAGAACTCAGGTAAATCTTCAGTTACAGCTATACCGGTGCCACCACCAGGGATAGAAGCTGCAAATTTTGCAGTTCTTACTGTCCAGATTCTTTCTACATCTCCGGAACAAAAAGTACACTCTGTAGTCACTTCATCTACCACTATATAAGCCCCTAAAGATCCCCCTTGAAAAACAAAAAGCTCATTATTCCATATAAGCAAACCTTCAGAATAGATTCCTCCTCCTGTGTCAATACATCCACATACAATACCATTGTTGCCCATCATACAAATAAAAGCTTCTTCCAGAGTTTTTTCTGTAGTTTGGAGCATATCCAAAAGTTCAGCTGAAACCTGGACCCCTTTTGTTTTATTTTCTGTAAAGTATATTATGTTTGACATCTTTTTAGTTTAAAGCATTAGCATAAGTGGTGTTTGCATCCAGTGTAAAGATACATGGATTTTTTACATTATTTAGTTCAAATATACACAAACTGCAACTAACATCCATATAAATAATGTTGTTACAAGTTTCTTCTTTGTAACAGTTTGAATTGAAGCTTTTACAAGCCATTTTTCTTACTGCATAATTCTTAAAATCAGACTTAAATATCTTTAAGCTATCTAGCTGATACTTATCAGAAAGCATTAGATTATGTGCAATATCTACCACAGCACAAACTGCAGGAGGAGACTCCTGTACTATAGGTAAGAAAGTCTGATTAGCACCCACAGTCTGATGTATTTAAAGTTATCCCCAATTCTATTAACAATTGCTCATACAATTTACACATTTTGTCACATTGACAAGAGCAATTTGAAGCTTCTAAAAGTGCAAAATAAATAATGTGCAAAGTAGTGTCTGTTTTTAAAGTATCTATTTTAGCAGCCACCTTACATTTAATGGTACAATCTAAAAATAAACAAGATGTTTCTACAATAGTAGAATTGTTGTTTTTTACATAAGTGATATCTACTGTATATACACCATCTGTAAAAGATGATAATAAATCATCTATGATAGCCGGAGAAATGTATAAGCTTTCACCACTAATGAACAAACCTGTTCCCACTTCGGAATAAGTAAAATATTTATCATAGCTAATACCACCTTGTATGTAAACCATTTTAGTCATCACAAAAGGCATTGGTAAATCTATGATAGAAAAAATACAGTCTCCATTTGAATCTGTATCCATACTAAAAGTAGGAAATTCAGAAACTCCTCTGGCAGTAAGCCAGGATATAATGTCATCTTCTATATCTTCAAAACCAAGAGTACAATTTTGTGAATTGTACCCATATTCAAGAGGTATTTTTTCCTCTATTCCGGTAAGAATATTTTTTACATAAAACTCTTTTATTTCAATAGTAGGAGTTTCTTGTGTTACTTTGAAAAGCTTTATATTCCAATTTAAATCTGACAAAATAATTTCAGAAGAATAAACCAAACTTTCACAGCAATTTTTCTTTATATCTACTTTAATAGATTTATAAGAAGAGGTATCTCCTAACACTGCTGTAAACACAGAAGAATCTACCTTTATATAATTGCAATCAATGTTTTGTAACATAATAAAGAATTAGAAAAAAGGGTAGGTAGTATTTACCACCTACCCTTTTAGTATGAAAAATTTTGTATCTCAATTAAGCACAAGAACAATCTTCTACTCCAGCTGCCATAGGAGAAAGATGTGCAAAAGCAGCATCCAAAGTATCAATCAAATCTTCCAGTGGTGTTGCATCTCCACAAGGAATAGCAATAGTAGCATTGGTTCTATTTTCATAGGTATTCCAACCTGCATCACTCTTTTGTTCACCGGTGATCTGGATTTGAGTGTACTTTCCTGTTTTCACAGCAAAAGAGTCAAAATCCCCAATAGACTCCCCAACCAAAGCTGACTGTCTGTATGGACCAGGTTTTCCATTCCAGCCACCTGCAATGTACTCTTGATGTGCAATGTCATATCCGGCACCTTCTTCAAAAACAACAGACTGTACTAAAGTAGCAGTACCATTACATTCAAATCCTGAACCTAAGATAATATCCAAAGATGCACCTCTTGGGAACAAATAATTTAAATTTGTTTTACAGTAAGTTTTGATACTTTCTGCAGCACCAGTGATTCTCACACCTAAACATGCTCCAGGATAAGTTGCTTTGAAAACAGCAATATCAGAAACAGCAAGGTAAGCTAAATCCGGTGTTAAAAGGGCAGCTGCACCTGTTGTGCCTGCACCAAATGTTACTGCATCAGTTGCACCTGAAACAGGAACTTTTTGAACAATATTTACTGTAGCAGTAGAAACAGAAGCTACATAAGCACTAGTAGTTGTGTCATTGATTTCAGCAGCAATTTTAACTGCAACTCCACCAACTGTGTCAGCATCCAGAATAGCTACGGTAAAAGTTTCAGTACCTACACCAACAGTGATGTCACCATCTGAAGTTGGAGCTGTACTCACAGTTAATCCACCTTTGATAGTGAAAGCTGTTGCAGTAAATAGTTTTTCTTTGTCCAGATTAATTGCAGACACAAGCAAGCTGGCAAGCTCTGTGCAATCTCCTTCAGGACATCCACCACAAGCAGTTTCACAGCAAGATGTATGTACCACAAAAGTTTTAAATGGATAATTAAATCCATAATTAGCATAAGCTGCCTGATTTCGGATACCTACTTTCACAGCAAACTCTGTATCACATTTTGCAGCAAAGCCTGTGATGTCCGTAATTTGTGGTGCAGCATCTGAAGCACAAACCATGTTGTACACCTGAACTCCACCAATCTGGATATTGCCAGATGTTTTTACTACATCATCTGTAGTTCCATCTGCATCTCTGTCAACACCCACAGCAAGATAAATCTTACTGACACCAGGAAAAGATGTGTCATCTACAGCCAGGTTAGTGTCTGCATTGAACACACCAATTTGTCCAGGTGTTAAGCTGGTTAAAGCAGAATCTTTAGCTGCCAGTGCTTTTGCTCCTGCAGTCACTAAGACTGAGAAAACATCATTATTTTTACTCATTTTCTTTTGTTTTTAAAAGTGATTTAAATTATTTTAGTCTGTTATTTTTACTTTCATTTGTTTGAAACCCATGTCTGGCATTTGTATGTCTCCGGTGATTATCAGTACTGCAATATCTACTATTAAAGAGTGTACTTGCCAAGGTAGTTCACAATCCTGTGTTCCTGTTAAAACTGAACCATCTAAAGCTGTATAAGTACCCCCAACAAAATCTTCTGCATTATGCATAAATTTTGGTCTTCTGATGTAATTCATGTACACTTTATCTATACTGAATGTGCCATCTGTAAATACCCTTAGTCCATCTTCAAAAAATCTTACATTAAGTTCTCTCCATTCAAAATTACTGGAATCAAATGGACTGGCCTCTGCATTATCATCATGTTGTCTTACATGAATCAGTTCCATATCCACTTCTCTGCAAGTCCCTTTGGTAGCCACTATTCTGTCAAACCCTGCAAGATACATGTAATCATCCGGTAGTTGTACAAGATAAGAGTTTGAACTGTAAGAAACAGCTGAGAGACCACTTGTATTCACTACAATACTCCTGATGTCATCTATAGTTCTCTGTGTCTGTTCAAATCCAACTTTTGTATCCAGTCTTGGTACAGCAATCATCTTGATTAAAAGATGCATAGCTTCATTTAATTTCCAGTCTTGTTCCGGAACTTTAATGTTCTTGTACTTCTCACTATCAAGCTTATTAAGCTTGAGCCTGAGGTCATACTGCATCTCTTTTATATTCATCTAATTACTTGTTCAACTTTTCTAAAATAGCCACTTTTAACTTTTGATTAGAAGGGTCCATAAAATATTTCACTGCATCTTCCACATCATTTGCCAGCTTATCTCCCATGTAATACACTGCAGAACCTTCTTTTGTCAACACATTTCTGTGTAATGCCTCTTGAACTGAAGCTCTGGTATACACCAATTGCTTGTCCATTTTAGCAAATCTTAAAAATTCTTCAGGTCTGTCTTCTATGATGCTGTCAATTTCTACATTCACAAAGTTTTCACTTCTACCTCTTACAGATTTAGCAGAAAGAATTTGAACTATGTTCACCTTCTCATCTTTGCTCATATCCATTGCCAATTTCATACATTCCATTTTCTTAGAAACTTTAGTTGCTTTTACTTCAACTTCTTCTTCTTCAGAGAAAATAACATGTGTAGCTTCCGGCCATAAACCTTCAGACAACTCTTTGATTGAGTTTGCCACAAATTTACTAGCTTTCAAGTTACAAAGTCTAATGTAATCCAGGGGTTTTTCTGTGTTAAAAATCACTGTATGGTTTGGCAACTTAATCCTGGCAGGTTGTGTACTCCAATATGGATGAGGCTTCATAGCATCAAATCTGTCAGACAAATCCAAGCCTAACTCTTCTCCATATTTTTTCACATCTTCAGGACTCAATCCTGTTGCGTATTTACCGGTTTCCTTATTGTAAAGAACTTCAATGGTCATTGGTTGGGCAAATGACTCCTTGCCTTTTTTGCCATGCCACTTATCAGTGTCAATTGGCTTTACTTCTACTATCATTTTCTTTTATTTTACAATTTAATACTTAAAATCCCTCTGATGGAAAGCCAGGTATTCCACTGGCTTTCTATTTTGGCTTTACTTCTTTTAGTTTCTGGTCAAGATTAACTCTCCACAACGAGAAACATCTTCAATGTGTACACCACATTGTTTTTTAACTGTCATCTCATAGTAGTCTCCAGAGTGTGACATTAGCTTGTTACCTGTTACAGGTCCATAAGGAGTCTGCAAACCGGCTACATAACCAAGTGCCATACCATTGTTTTTGTTAACCAAAGATAAGTTTGAACCTGTGCCTTCTCCTGAAAAATCAAGGAAAGTAAATCTCATTGATTCAACAGGGAATCCTGTTACCGGATCAATTTCAAAGTTGATATCTCTGTCATCATACAATGGGTTGTGAACCAATTCAAGTTCAGCACCATTTGCCATTCTGTACTTCACAAATTGGTAGCCTGCAACTAAGGAATTTGCATTCAGTTCAGAACCTACTTTGTCTGTAAAGACTTCAACATTTTTGATGAAACCAGATTTATTCATCCAGTCTTGGATAGCTCTGTGGAAAATCAACATGCCATATTCACCGGTAAAGGCTTTTACTTTTCTTCCTGAGCCTGGTTTTACTCTGCTGTAGAAAATATCCATCAGATATTCTTCAATCAAAGTTGAGCTCAAGTGAGAATAGCGGTAGATATGAGAATCTTCCAACTGCTCCTGAATACCAGGGCCAGAGTAAATTGGTCTGCCATTAGCACCAAGAACAGAACTTGTGCTTCTGGAGTACCAGTAACCTCTTTCCAATTCTTTGTACCATTGCTGCCAATATTCAACTTCAGCATATTTAATCCAGCTATCTTGGTATACACCATTACTATCCGGAATTTTTACTGCAAGAACTTCATTTGCTGCATCACCAGTTACCTGATACTCTTTACGGAAACGAGACATTCTGTTTTTCAGAGTGATAGGCAAGCTGTACTGGGTTGAACCAGACTGTTGACCACCCTCTTCATACTGAGAATATAACTTTGCCCATTGAGTTCCTGCAGCAACATACTGCAATGGTAAGAATGCAGAAAAAGCATCATCCATCAATCTTACAGTGTACACCCAACCAGAACCATGTCTGAAAGGAGTTTCCTGAATACGACATTGGAATTTCTTGTTAGAAACACCTGGATGTATGATATCACCTGCTGTGTACCAGTTCTCATCCAATTTGATACGGAAAGTTACCTTACCGGCTCCTAATCTTGTGTTAGATACATCTTCCATGTTTTCCAGGATCACCAGAGGTCTGGTAGAAGCTGCACGTAGGCTCCATTCCCATTCTGTGGTATTGGATGTTCTTTCTTTGCCAGCACCTGCCAGTGTTGCTGTAAGAGGATTGTCGGAGTACTTATAAGCTGTAAACAGCTTAGTCAGCTTACTCTCAAAAATCTGGGGCTTGGTAATCAGAGCAGCACCCAAGTGATTGAGTTCTGTCATATTAGCATGCCACGGCATTCTTCGGGTAATTAATCTGCTTTCAACATTTGCCATTTTTTTTGATGTGTTTTATTTATGTTTATTAAAAATGTTATTTCTACCAATAGTCAGCTAAACTTTTTCTTTCACCTTCTCCACTTCCACCAGATACTCCTGCTGTGTTTCTTTGTGTAAATACTGCTTTTTTGACTTCTGCTACTTTCTTGGTAACTGCTTTCTTTTCTACACCTTCCAGTTTTAATCCTGCTTTTACAAACTTAGCAAGTAGTAACAATTTTGATCTGTCTTTATCCTGCCATATTTTTTGAATATCTGCCTGCATTCCGGTGATGTATTTGTTTTTTCCAATTTTCACCACAGGTTTACTTAGATAAGTACCAAGACTTGCTTTGTCTTCTTTAGTTACCGGAACCCCTTCAATCTCTTCTGCTGCTTGTAAAGTTTTAACTAAAGATGTTTCAAACTCTTTTCTGCTATCCGCTGCAGCTCTTTCAGCTTCCTGAGTTTCAAGTAAAACCTGATCTCTCCTTTGTTGCTCCATTTCAGTAACTGTCTTGGAATACTTCAAAGATAGTTTTTCCATTTTCTTACCTTCCTTGGCCCACTCAATCCTGTCATCTACATCTTCTGCATCAAGTTTTTCAATGTTTTTGTAGTAATACCGTAACATCTTTTCCTGACCTTCTTCTGTAGAAAGATCCGAAGTAGGTAACTCCAAAGATTGAGAGTAAGCATTTAAAAAAGTTCTAGTGTCTCCACCTGCTTTTTTATACTTTAAAAATGCAATACCATCTTCATCCATCTCCTGAAAGAAAGACTCAAAGGTTTCTTCTAATCTTGCTTCAATTTCCTGGTCTTGAAGTTCTATCAGTTTTTCTCCATCAATGATGTCTCCATCTTTGATTTCAACATTCTGAAAAATACCCTTTTCAGTTAAAGTTTTTGCTAATGTAGTAAAGAACTGCACCTCCTCATCCGGATTAATTTCTTCCGATTTTGGATTTTTTTCTGATGCTGCTGGTGCAGGAGTGGTGTCAGTTGCTGTTGCAGGTTTCTCTGCTCCAAAAGTGAAATTTTCATCTTCCACTTGTTCTTCTTCAGCTTCAGGTTTTTTCTTTTCAAAAGCTTCTGCAGGTATCTTTTCATCTGCATCCTTCAATTCTTCAAAAGCCTCTTCATCTTTTGTTGGTTTTGGTGGTTCTATTCCGAAAAATCCCACATTTTCTTCTTGCCAAAAATCACCCTGATCCAAGGGTAAGACTTTCTCTGGCTTTGCATTGTTCTTTGCCATGTCTGAAACAAATTTAAGTTTTAAAATTAATAATACTCAAGTTTTTTTCTTAAACTCTAAGTTTTAGTTGTAATAGCTATTTTTTACTTTTTTGCTTTGAAGCAGCTATTTTCTTCTCTTCTAAAGCTATTTTTTCTTTGTTGTGCTCTTTATCATAAGCAAATTTATCTTCAGCTAATTTTTGCTGTCTGCTTTTAATTTCCACATCTAATCCATGTTTATAAATCTCTAATACATCTGGTTCTCCATCAGAATCACTGTCTTTATTAGGATCAAAACCAACAGACAACATAGCTTGTTTTTGCAATTCAGTTTTTCTTCTTTCTTCTTCTTTAAGGACTATCATTTCAGCATCATGTGCCCACTCTTCTTTTTGGTGTTCCTGCATTGCTTTTTGCTGTTCCCTTTGTCCCTGCTGTTCTGCAGTAATCTGCTGCATTCTTTGGTATTGTTTTTTATCTTCTCCTGCGACTAAAGCTTCTTCTGCTTCTTGTATACCTTCAGTTCTTATGACTTTTATTACATCAGATAAATCAATAGCTTGATTTTGCATTGCAGCTTGTGCAAGGCCTTCCACCATTTGTTTAGCTTCAAAAGCTTTTGAACTATTGCTTACAAATAACCCATAGGTAGAATTAGCTAAAAGCTCCGGATCAATATTCAACATTGCAGTTGACATGTCATCTAATACATAAGAAAGTTTTTTTGGTTTCTTCATAGTGTAAGCTACCTTAGCCACATCTAATAACTGCTGAAGAACATTTCTTTTTACTGTATTATGAAGTTCAAAATAAGGCTCTAAAATATGAGAGCTTTGTATCATATTTTGTTTAGTGTTGGTAACAGCATCATTAGCACCAATTTGACCTTCCATTTGTTTTGTGATACCAATTGAATTACCACATCTTTCTTCAATGTATCCTGCAAGTTCTACATATTTTTGGATATCAGAAGCCAGAGACATATCAATTTCTTTTGCAAGCTGAGTTACATCCTGACTATTCCTGTTGCCTTCTTCTGAAGGATTTGCCCACACAATTTTAGCAGAATCTGCATAGTACATCCACTTAGCTACATCAATGCCGGCACTCTTGGGAATTGAGTTGATGTTCATCATTAACAGCTTACCTTTATCAGATGCCATCAATAATTCAATACGATACATAATGATATTATAGTAATACTGATAAGGCTTCATTCTATCCATTGGTGATGTGATAGAAGAGTTCATATCATCATGTGCAGCACCTATGTAAGATAATGGACAGTTGTAAAGATTATCTAAATCAAAAGATTGACCTGGAACAGGTCTCATGTTTTTATAAATATCTTTTCCTATTTTATATCCCTCATGCTTTTCAGGAACCCATATCCATTCTATGTCAATGTCTCCGGCATCTTTGTTCAACTTGTAATCTTCCATTACAATATCCATTTGAACTTCACCGGTAGCAGGATCTCTGTAGTTTAAGAAACCTACTTTTCTTTCACTTTTCCATTCATGGTGAACTACCCGAATAGTCTGTGCTGTATGGTGTATATTTTCTGTAAAAGTCCAATCAGTATCTATGATTTGATTTGCTCCTCCATAGGGATAACCATTCTCCAATTCTCGGTGCTCATCCTCAGTTAAATCAAAAGCTGCTACCACTTCAGAAAGTGACATCATAAACTCTGAACTTGCCCATTGACCATCTTCTATCCTATCAAGATCAGGAGACTTATTATAATCAAATCTAAGTGGATTGATTACCTTTACAGTAGGCTCATCTCTTATGATACCTACCCAATAAACATCAGGGCCTGCTATTAAAGAGTACTTCCAGCCTTTATTAAACTTTTCCGGAATCCTGTCTTTTTTAATGAGATACTCCAACAATTGATGAGATAAAGCTTCTGCAGGGTCCTGATGTTTTCTTCTCATGTATTTTCTCACCTCATCAGGTGTTTGTGCTCCCAACTCTTGTGCAAGTTGTTGCTCCATTTGTTTTGCCTCTTCAGAGGTAAGCTGTCTGCCTTGCAGCTCTTCCTGCTGCTTCAACATGAGCTCTTTTTTTAGTGGTGTCATGATACTGTTTACCACAAACTCTCTTATTTTACCAAATTCAGCTTCCTCTTTTCTGGTGGTAGCTTCTTCATTAACAGCCAATGTTTTCCAGGAGAATGGTCTTTTCATCTCCATTCCCAGTAACACTTTTATTTTTCCGGATACAATATCTCTGTTAGTCATGGTAGCAGGAAGTTCCCCTACCTGTGCCCCATAAGGCTGGCATACATATTCAAAATCAGAAGGATTTAGAATGTTGTTAAACAAATCAAAGTTGATTTTCATCCTGCGATAATTACTTACACCACCCAGACCTGTAGCTCTGGTAAATGACATAGCATGCTGCCTATCAAGCATTTTTTTATACCATGCTTTATCATTAGCATCCTTCTGTTTTTGTGTAAGCCTCTGACTTTTGTAATCAATATCTTCAGTTGCCATGTGTAAATATATTAATTTTTTCTGAAAAGTTTACTAATTAATTCTACTGCATCTTGTGCATTATTAGACTTTTCGCTATTACCGTATTCTTTCTCCAAATCTTCCTCTTCTTCCTGAAACATTACCTGCATTAAAGCCATAACCCTGTCAAAGTTACCCTTTCTGTTGTAAACAATCAACTCTTCTAAAAGTCCAGGAGAATTAATATAATCTATTGTGGTAAGAACATTGCCATTTTCATCAGTATCTCTCTCTCTGAGTAGCCAACCTTTTATATATTTTTCACCGGCATCCTTCATTTGGTCATTCATGTGACAACCATAAACTCTGGCAACTTTACTTTCTTTTACATTTTTACTGATAACTCTGTCAGGTTGTGCAGCTAAAAGATGCAACTTTTTTCTTCTCATAAAGTAGCTTCTTACATGAGTAACTTCATTCTCATGCATACCTTCTGTATTGTACAATTCAATAAACAATTCAAATATTCTGTTTACTATATCAGCATCTTCTGGTCTGCCTGTGTATTCAGCTACTATGACATCATTTGAAGAACTGTATTTATGCACTCCTTTTTTTACAATAATACTTGCAAGAGATGTACCTTTATCTTGTCTGTAGGGGTCATAACCAATTTTATACAACCCTTTTGGTGCACCTTCTATTGGATACTCATAAATTACAGGACACCCTGTAAGATCTTTAGTTTTTGGTTTAAAGTTCCAGATGACAGGAGGATGCTCATCATCTTTCATGTAAGGTTTTGCTCTGACTTTACCTGTTTCATCTTTAAATAACTTTACAGGCTGCCCTTTTATGACATTTAAATTTTCTCTGTTAATAAGGTTTAATCTGTTTCTCAATTCCACTACAGGAAAGCTATTAGTACTTACTGTAAGGAAAGCTTCTGATGGAGAGAATGGGTGTTCCTGAACTCTCTTTTGTAATACCACTGAACCATTAGAAGAGTTTTTAAGCATCTTTGCTCTATGCTCTTTTTCATCTGCAATGGCAGACACTGTATCTGAGTTACCTTGCTCATCATAATATCCTTCTCTGTTCCAATACATAGGATGGAAAAAGCCACAATTAGTTTCTTCAGCATTATCATCCCAAATGTTTTTAACCGGTAATAAACCATACTCAAAAGGGTTGTAAAACATATTGGCAAAATCTACTGTACCACTCTCCATATCACCACCGGTTCCGAATATAATAATTTGTCCTGTAATGTATTTACCTGCAGATAAACCTGGTGCAGTTGCCATGTATGCATCTTCAAGATTGGGGAAAACACCAGCTTCTTCTAGTAATACATACTGAGCATCTTTACCTCTGGCAGCATCCGGATTATCTTTAAAAGTAAGAGCCATTATTTCAGACATGTAACCATCTTCATTAGACACTCCATCAATAGTATCTTTAAAACTAGCTCTTCTGTGGTCTTGCTTATCTACAAATTCTCTGCTCTTTCTCCAGCCTGTGTGTTTATTAAGAAAGTTGAGGTAATCTGAAGCCATACCCATGGTTCCCTTAGGATATAAATACTTCTTATCAAAAGCTCCAATTAAAGTTAAACTGTCAGGTTGTGTGTTATAAGTGTTTGCACAAATAGCTCCATTCTTGTAGGAGTATCCCTTTCTTCTTGCTTTACCCACTATGACATGAAAACCTCCTGTAAGATAATCTGGTTCAATGGTGATGCTTAATTGAAGCTTTGAAAGTTCAGCTTTTAATCTTTGTGCCTGTTCTAAAGTAGAAAGAGTTTGTATAATGCTTCTCTCTTCTTTTGTAGTTTCATTTACTGTAAGGATACCATATCTTGCAATTTCCAATGACCAGTAATAATTGTAATCACCATCCCAGAAATCCGGCATTTTCTTTTTCTTCTTTGCAACTTTTTCAGATATTTCTTCAGAGATTTGTATCTGTGCAAAGTTCAAATAAAAATAATGGTGTCCGGTAATTCTAACTCCTCCTGTACTGTATCCATTTGTGCATCTGTCTAATTGCACTTTCCAGTAATCTCTCCATCCCGGAGAACCCCACGGATCAGGTGTATAGTATTTATGCTTCATGAAGTGGAGTCCCTCTTCTCTGAAACATTGAGTATTTATGTATATCCCATCAGGATTTCTTACGGCATCTATCTGCATCTCTTTTTACTATTAAGTGTGTCAAACCTTTTAAATCAGCTATTTCCACTAACATCACCTTATCCAGGTTATTTCTTGTATATACTTTGTAAGGTTCATAACTCACTGCTGCTGTTTTTATTATGGCCAGCAACTTACCATCCCTATTAATTAAGCCATTTGCTTCCAGCACTTTTGCACTGTAATCTACTAAATGTCTTCTGTCCACTACAAGATAGTAATCTTCCATAGCAAACGCAATATGAGATGCTCTTCCATACAGCCATCCCCTTCTACCACTACTGTTATTAAATTCTATCCAGGTAAATTCTTCTGATGGTTTTTTGTCTAACCCATTTACTTTCTTCTGACTTTTTACATCTACAGAGAGTCCATTGCCAAGATACAGATCAATGTGCCACTCCATATCAATCTTGCCGGTACTTTTGCAACTTTCAATACCATGAAAATCCAGCAAGCACTTCTGAAACAATTCCTCTTCCGGGTCTATTCTTTTCCATATCTCTTTAGCCATTAGGTAGGTCTTCTTTCAAATTCATTTATCTCTCTGTTGGCCCTGGATTTATTTGTTTCAAACAATTCTTCATGTACTTTATTTTCTAATTGTGCCAAGGCTTTCATTACTTCACCGGTATCTTTTAAAGCACTTGTTACATCTCTCGGTTTTAAAATAAGCATACCTTTGTCTGTTCTTTCACTAAGGTCAACATTTTTTAAAAATTTCTTAGTGTTTTCTGCTGCAGTTCTTGCATCTTCCAAATAAGTTAGACCAGGAGAAGCTTCATAGAAAAACTCTTTGTACATTTCCATAGCTTGGGTCACCAGTTCATCAGGTTCATACTCTTCTCCTTTAAAAATTCTGGCTATGATTTCCTTCTCTTTTCTGTCAGAATCATACCCAAAAAAAGGATTACTTCTTCTTGGAGATACCATAAATTCAATGTAGCTAAACTCCTGTATAGCTTTTGCATGATGTGTTAGTGGCGCACACCTATCCCATATCTCACTGAAAGGGTGTAGCAAAAGTATTTCTGTTGTGGGTTTTACAACCTCATTTTCTAAGATGAATATTTGTAATGGCATATTACTCTTTTATTTCAAAATGCATCCAATCATAATTCTTTTCCCTGCCCAAACTTACAAAGCCATGTTTGTAAAATATGTCAATCATTGGCTTATATTCAGGTCTTGCAAAACGTGCTGTCTTTTTTGTTTCTTTTAGTTGATTTCTTTCAGGATCTAAATCAATTGCAACTGCCCATGAGTGGCGACTATATTCACTGCCACCTCTCATCTGTCTGAAGTTAAAACATCCACCAAACAAATCAATTCCTAACTCTTTAATTTTAGGTAGTCCATACACTTCTAAAATCTCTGTAAAGATAGCCACTAATTTATCTGCTACAAGTTTGTGACACCTGATGCTGGTTACTATCCTGTCTTTATCCCAGGCTAGTCTCATTGGATAAGGAAGCTTAATAGTTACTAAATAGGCAGCACCGGTTTCTGTTGGTTTACCATATTTTTTAATCAATTGTTGTGTTGTAATTAAACTCATAACTTTCTGCTGTTTATTGTTGCTGTAAAAGATAGTTTTTCTGTTGTGTCATCACTGTATGTGATAGTGACATACTTAGTGGTAGTCATTGCTTTTTGTCCTTGAGAGCTTAGGTGTACAGGAATTTCTCCTGCATTATAATTCACTTTTAAAACTTTAGATTTTTCATTCCACACTGCATCAGAGCAACCACAGGAAGTAACTATCTTATATGCTCCAATTGCATTTTTTGCTATGGTCTTATCTCCTTTCATTTTGAAGATAATTTCATGAGATGTGTTCTCAAACACATTACCTAACTCTTTATCAGTTCTTTCCCAGTTAATCATGTCTTTTTATTTTTTCATTTAAATACAAACTATTATCTGCAGTGTCTAACCACCAACTGCCATTCTTATCAGTGTATGACCACTTGCCTTGCTTAAATATTTTCCAACAGTATTCTTCCATCATTTCAGGATAGCATGGCCCATCACATGGTTTAGCAGCCATTTGTAAAGCTGTAGTAGTACACCCACAAATTTTACAACTTCCTGAATTATAGCACTCTTTATCCATGTGCTTTATTCTAAAATCTATTTGCTCTTTAATGTGCTTTCTTATTAAAAAACTAAAAAATTTTGAATAGTATAATTTGTACCGGAGATTACCTATTATGTAGCTAATCACATTGGTCATTGTTACTTTTGCTTTCATTCCTTTCAATAAAGTTAGTTAAAATATTTTTAAAATGTAGATACCTTTCTTCAGTGATTCTGCCCAGAGAAAACATTTTTTCATTTTCAGCAAATCTATCTTTTACCCTAAGCATTTTTACTCTGAATACACCAAAATATTTTAACCTCACTTCAGGGAGATTTGGCTGTTTCATTTTTTCTTTTACAAAAGTAAAAGGATGCCGGCACACTTCTTCTATCTGGACATAAGAAAGCTCAGGGTATTTATCCCTGATGCTTTCATAATATTGCTGAATAAAGTCTCTTGGTTCTTTCATTATACCCCTTCTGCCTGGTCTTTTGTTACTTCTTCTACATCTGCTGTCAGAATTTGTGTACTCTCAGGAATAACTGTTTCTTGCTCTTCCATCTCCAGTGGCTTACCATCTAATCCTACAATAGAAGACTGCTTCTGTTTATGTTTCTGTCCTGCAGGAACTTTGATAATATTTTTACCAATAGAGTCCAATTGGAAATTTGTTGCTTCAAAAAACAACCACTCATAGTTTAATCTTTTTACCGGAGTATCAGAGCCTTCTTCATCAAACTCTTCAATAAAATCTCCTGTGACTTTTTCCTGTACTATCAATTGTTCAATGAGAGCTATTGGTATCTCCCTCATCAAGTCTATAATCAGGTAACGCTGGATGAGATCTCTTGGATGCATGTCCTTTACTTTCATTTCTTTCTGCTTTTAATTTGTGATAAAAATATACTTTATAATAATGCTGGGAAAACTCTACATCTAATTGTATGCCTCCCTCTTCTCTTTTAATCTCATTATACAGTTGAAAAGCTTTTACCCAAAGTGGATCTTTATACCTCAAGTACAAAGCTCTGCCTATTGTTTTGTGCAGAGTTTCTACTTCTTTTTGTGTAAGAGCCGGTGATAAATTCCAACTGTATTCCTGTTTCAAATCTTTGTCAGTTATCCTATCAGTAAGACAATCCAAAGGGGCTTCCCCTACACAAGGCCAGTTATTGAATTTATTTTTGTTCATATTTCTTTCATCTGTTCTTTACACCATAAATATACCTTAGTGTAGCAAGGATGACAATTTATACTGAGCCTATTTATCTCAGTATGACTCATGTTATACAAGAAAAAACCTTTTATCCAGTGGTCTTTTCTGAACTGGCTTCTTATGTCCAGATTTACAAGAGCCTTTTTCATAAGGTCCAAATCTTCTTTTGTAAAATCTGTAAAACTTGCTACTATTGTCATATTTCTAACAATTTAATTATAGTCCTAAATTCATTGATAGATTTACATTGTCCTCTGAATATTTGTACTGTCTGTATAGTTCCCTCCATACTATCTTTAGCAATACGCAGTTCTCTTTTATTAAAATTATAGACTAAAATAAAATCTTTTCTTAAAAACTGAAATAATATATCTGGTCTTAGTGTAGTATTAAGCACCCAGCCTTCAGCTTCAATCTGTTCTTTTGTAAGATAAGGTACTCTGATTTTTCCTGCCTCAATATCTTTCATTATGGCATAGTGAGGATTATCGTCATATAAATAGGCATTAGAAAATTCAGTTATTTTTTCCCACTTTCCCCCATCATTAACCTCATATTCATACCCACTACAGATATCTTCTATTACCGGTGTGTAATACTGCTCTTCACTCATACTTCCAAATTTACCAGTTTAACCATATAGTTTTGCTCCTCTTGTTGTACTGAAAGAATGGGGTTTACAATATCCCCAAATTCATCATGAGTTATAACAAAATTTTTTTGTTTAAAAGCTTTAAGATAGTTTCCAAGTCCACCATCTGAAAGTTTCAAATCTTTCTTAATAATCTTTCTTGCTGAAGTTCCAAACCTGTCTTTGGCAATATCTCCATCTAAAGACATAAAGGCTGCC